AGCTTATTTTTTTATACCTTGATAATCTCAACGTAGGATGCCACCCACTCGATACCCATGCGGATAACATCGACCTTTGAGATTCCCAATGCCTTTGCGCTGCTCTCCATGCTTGCGATCTGGCTCTCTGTGAGCCGGGTGCTTATCATGTGCAGCTTATCACGTTCCGAGGTTTCTGCTCGTCTTGCCAAGCCTATCATCTCGCTTTCGCTGAAACAAGTATAAAGCGTGAAAATATGCTTGTCAAGACCCAAAGTTTTACAGAAATGAAGTTTGGAAGAATCACTCCTTATTATAGAAAATTTTCTACCTGATTGTGATTAACTAAGTAAACACCCTTATACTACTCTAGTATGTATTTATACATACTAGAGTATATTTATATATAATATAAAGGGCATTAGATGGAAAAACTTGGAAATATCAGAAATGTCTTGATTTTATAGGGTTCATCTGATATAATGGCATCAAGAAAGAGAGGGCGCAAAAATGAAAGCAGGAGAAGCAGTAAAAGAAGTTATGAGAAAAGAGGACATAAAGCAAGCGGAGCTTTGTAGTAGGCTTAAAATTAAACAGCCAACTTTAAGCGAACGTCTTTCTCAAAAAAATATTAGCGTTAATAAGCTAAACGAAATGCTGAATATGATGGGCTATAAAATTGTAGTTGTCCCTCGTGATGCACAGTTCAAAAATTGCGAAGGCATAGACATAGAGTAAAGGACGGTGAACCTGAATGATTTACGGTTATGCTCGCGTCAGTTCCGCTGGACAGGCGATTGACGGCAACAGCCTTGAATCGCAAGAGGAAGCTCTTAAAGCTGCTGGAGCAACTAAGATTTTCAAAGAAGTCTATACCGGGACAAAGATGGAACGCAAAGAACTGGACAAACTGGAAGCGGAAGTCCAGAGCGGCGATACAATCGTTGTAACGAAGCTAGATCGTGTCGCCAGAAGCCTTGTCGGTGGGTATGAACTGATTGATTCATGGATTGAAAAAGGAATCCGGGTGAACGTGCTGAATCTTGGCGTGATGGACAACACCCCTGCTAGTAGGGCTATGAGAGGTATGTTCCTTGTATTTGCCCAGTTTGAGCGTGACATGATTGTTGAGCGCACCAGAGAGGGTAAGAAGATTGCCAGTCAGCGTCCCGATTACAGGGAAGGCCGCAAGCCCACCGAGTACGACCGCAACCTCTTTGATATTCTGCACGAACAGGTGGAAAAACGTCTGCTGACCGTCACCGATGCTGCAAAGCAGCTTGGTGTGACCCGCCAGACATGGTATCGGATTGCTGAACAGAACAGGTGACATTATTCGCAACCTAGTAAAACCGAATAAGAAAGGAAAAGCGACATGAAAACCGTAAAATTGTCAGAGCAGAGTTTGAAACTCATTGAAACGCTGTGCGATTACACCGACAAGCCTGATATTCTCAACGCCGTTGCAGACGCCTTGTACTACGATGCGGACGAGCTGAAACGCAGGCTCAACCAGCTTGCAGAAGAAGTCAAATAAACCGCACATTCTATCCGTTGAAACGAATTTTAGCAAATAATTTTCCGAAAACAGCATTATAAAACCGAATATTTGATTTTTGTGCAGTTGTAGGCACTCTTTACATTTTCAGGTAGGGGGTGCCTATTTTTTATGCAGCCAAAACAGTGCATTGCCATCATCGACAGCATCAAAGCGTATGCAAAGCAGAATCCGACAGAAGCACAGGTCTATGAAGACTGGTTTCAGGCGGTCGTGAACCTTAGGGATGCTCTGCCGCAAGACAAGCAATTCGATGCCTACAAATACTCTGGTGAGCTGCGCTCTGTCTGTGCGGCCGTGATGGGCAAGATGAAAACAGGCGAGGACGTAGCGAAGGTCTATGACATTATCAGCCGGACGTACCTGTTTGAAGCAAAGGATGTATTCGACAGCTATTGCATCTACCTTGAATGGAATCGTGCGCCGGAGAAGAAGTTCTATCAGCCCAGACGCAGAGTGCTGAAAGTGCTGGCAGATGACCTAGAGGACTTGTTCTATAAGCGGATAGATTTCTTGGGGGTCAGTCTTCCGGCTCGCGTAGGTAAGAGTACGCTGTGCATTTTCTTTATCACATGGCTTATGGGCAACCGCCCGGACGTTGCATCGGTCATGAGCGGGCATTCCGACAAGTTGACCAACGGCTTCTACGGCGAAGTTCTGTCTATCATCACTGACCCCGTTACCTATAACTGGGGCAAAATCTTCCCTGACGTTCAGCTTGTGGATAAGAGTGCAAAGGATGAAAGTGTTGACCTGAACCGTAAAAAGCGTTTCCCCACCCTGACTTGCCGCTCCATTGGCGGCACGTTGACTGGCGCTGTTGAAATTGGCGAGGGCGGCGTTCTGTACAGTGATGACTTGATTGAGGACTTGGAGGAAAGCCTGAATGTTGAGCGTCTGAACAACAAGTACGATGCTTACCTAAACCAGCTAAAAGACCGTAAAAAGCAGGGCGCATTGGAGCTGATGGTCGGCACACGTTGGAACGTGCTTGACCCTCTGGGGCGCATCCAGAACCAGTACGCAGACAATCCAAAGTACAGATTTCGGGTGATTCCTGCGGTAGACGAGAACGGACACAGCAACTTCAATTATGACTATGGTGTTGGATTTGATGATGCCTACTATGCCGATATGAAAGCCAGCATTGATGATGCAACATGGTGGGCAAAGTACATGGGCAAGCCCTATGTGCGTGAAGGTCTGCTGTTCCCTGCTGATGAGCTGCGGTATTTCAACGGCGTTTTGCCTGATGGCGAGCCCGATCGCAAGCTCATGGTCATGGACATTGCATGGGGCGGCGGCGACTTCACCGCTTGCCCTATCGCCTATGTGTACGGAGATGCCGTGTTCATCCTTGACCTTGTGTTCAACAACGGCGACAAGACCGTGACCAGACCAGAAGTCGTGGGCAAAATCATCCAGCACAAAATCAATGTGGTGCGTGGCGAAGCCAACAACGGCGGTGATGAATACTGTGACGTTGTTGACAGCCAGCTCCGGCAGCAGGGCTATCACTGCTCTGTCCGTAGCCAACGTGCGCCCAGTGGGCAAAGCAAGCTGTCCAGAATCATTCAGTATGCGCCGGACATCAAGCGATTCTATTTCCTTGACGAGAAACACCAGTCGAAAGAGTACAAAGCGTTCATGGAACAGGTGACGATGTTCACGCAGCTTGGCAAAGTTTCGCACGATGATGCGCCGGACAGTCTGGCGCAGCTTGCCGATGAATTGTACAACGGAATCAGTAAAATCGAGCCTGTCAAGAGGCCATTTTAATAATTCCCCTAAATAGCCGGGTGCGTAGGCATTAAAATTTGATTTGACTATTGACATGGCTTACAATAGTACCAGGAAGATTTGCAGCTTCCTCTAGGTATTGCGTTGGCGAGATTTTTAAGTCATTTTTACTCGTCATTTGTTGTGTAATACCCTCCTTTCTTACTCACCCACGACAGCTGCCTTTCTCTGTCGTGGGGATTATATGTTGCGTTTCCGAGTGGACGGAACGTTGTTTGTACTCCCCCAACTGACACGAAGCGGTTCAAACCCGCTACGCAGCACAACCATCCTCTTGCTTTGCATGGATATATTCTTCTGATAATACCTCTGCCGTTATTCCCGGCTCTCGATGCGATGTTTAGGCATGACATTGCAAAGAGCAGCGGTTAACCAATCAAGCCGGGTTTTTATGCCACATTAGCTTAGCATGGTTAAAGCACTCGGCTCATATCCGGGCATACATTGGTTCAAATCCATTATGTGGCACCAAAATTGCAGCTTCCCGTTTTACGTCTGTCCGACAGCAGAATGAAACAGCTGCAATGGTTTTCTTCGGGCGAAGAATAGCACGGCTGGAAGTGCGAACAGTTTCCCAGTAGCTTCTGACAGGTCTGTGCTCAACAGCCTGTTTCCAGAAATCCAACGAAAGGAGCGCTTATGCTAGTTAGAATCTGTTGCCCTTGTATCCGGCAGAATCCAACCTATAAGAACGTCCGCTGCAACCGCTATCTTGGCGAAGTGGACGGACGATACCATTTCAAGTGCGACAGATGCAAGGGCGTTATCGAAGGAGACACAAGGGAAGGATGGGTGAAAATCATCCATCCACCCGAAAAGTAAATAGCTTTTGAAGCGCAGTTTTGGCGCAGTGAGATAGACCTTAACAGGTTTGTCTTGCTGCGCTTTTTATTTTGCCGGAAAGGAGGAACACATGGCTGAGTATCAGATAGTCGTTGACGGCTTTTTGAATAATCCGCTGACCGGACGCAGACCGATTGAAACGCCGGAGACGGAAATCAATCGGGCAAACGTGCTGAAAGTGGTCATGGGCAAGGCGGAGCCTATTCATCTGCTGAACAAGAATGAGATTCGCTTCCTGCACAACTACTACTTGGGCAGTCAGCCTGTTCTCTTCCGCACGAAGGAATACCACGCTGAAATCACGAACCGCATTGTAGAGAACCATGCCAATGAGTGCGTGGGCTTCTACACAGGCTACATGAGCGGTACGCCGTGCTCTTATGTGCGGTCTGAAACGGCAACGGGTGACGGCGAGGAAATTGCCCGCCTGTCCAATGCCTTACAGTATGAGGGCAAGGACGCACTTGATCGGCGGCTCTGGCAGTGGATGTTGGAGTGCGGACAGGGATACCGCATTGTTCTTCCTGACAAGGGGTACAACGGCAACTACCCGGACGAAACGCCCCTGCTGGTGGACGTTCCCGACCCAGATATGGCGTATGTGATTTACAACTCTGGCATTGGTCACAAGCCCATTGCCAACGTGCTGCATATCCCACGCAATTATCAGAGCGACTTGAACGACCTCATTTGCGTGTATACGCCAAACCAGTACTTTGAAATCGGCAACGGCAAGGTTACGAAATCGGAGAACCATTCTCTCGGAATGTTGCCGATGGTCGAATACAAGCTGAACCCGGAGCGGATGGGTCTGTTTGAACCGGCTATTCCTGTGTTGGATGCCATCAACGACCTTGAAAGCAACCGTTTGGACGGCGTGGCGCAGTTCATCCAGTCCATCATGGTGTTTACCAACTGCCTTGTGGACAAGGATGCGCTTGACCAAGTGAAAGAGCTTGGCGCAATGTGCCTGAAATCAACTTCTGGTCTGCCCGCTTCTGTTTCTCAGATTGCAAACGAGCTTGACCAGCAGCAGAGCCAGACCTTGCTTGATTCCATGTTAAACGTGTACCGCAGTCTGACTGCCATGCCCAGTGCTACTGGCAGCGAGAACGCAACGTCCGACAACGTGGGCGCAGTTATCGTCCGTAATGGTTGGAATCACACCGAAGCGAGGGCGCAGCAGTACGAGAATATGTTCAAGTATGCTGAACGCAAGAGCCTGTCTGTAATGCTGAAAATCTTGCGTGACACGGCTGGTTCTAAGCTGATGGCAAGTGACATCAACATCAAACTGCCACGCCGTCAGTACGACAATCAGCAGAGCAAGGTTCAGATTTTTGCACAGATGCTCAGTCAGAGCATTGACCCGCAGTTGGCGTTCACTACGCCAGGTCTGTTCCCTGACCCACAGGCTGCTTATGAGATGAGCAAGCCATTCCTGATTGCCGCTGGCAAGCTGGGCGAGGATGGGAAGGCACCGAAACCGCAGGAACAGCCGACAGACCATATTGTTGACACCAACAAAATGGTTGGCAATCAGGCTGATGGAAAGGAAAGCAACAATGTATAAGGGCAGAGCACTTTCAAGAGCAGAGATGGCTTTATTTCAGCATATTTACGATTCACTTTCATATGCAGAGAAGCTGATTTTGCAAATTGAGCCGAATCGAGAAAGAAGCATTGCGCTTACTCACCTTGAAGAAGCCGCTCTTTATGCCAATGTAGCGATCGCTCAAACAGAGCCAAAAGATCCTTCTAAAGAACAGCTTGAACTTTTCAAAAAGATTTTAAGCAAAACTGACAATGAAACAGAGGGTGAATAACCCTTTGCATATTCCGGCAGGGAAGCCGGGATACAAATTTCGCAGCGTTGCAGGGAAGCAACGGTAAAAAAACGCAGGAGGAAATTAACGATATGAAACTCAATGTGTTGCTTGGTGATGCCTACAAAGAGGGCATGACCGCCGATGAAATCATTTCTGCGCTTGAAAAGGTTGCAGACCCTAGCGCAGAGGTCGAGAAGCTACGTAACGCCGTGACGAAAGCCAACGGCGAAGCTGCCGAGTACAAGAAGCAGCTCAAGGCCAAGCGTACCGATGACGAGAATGCCGCACAGGAACAGGCTGACAAGTTGGCAGAGATGCAGAAGCAGATTGAAGCCCTGACTGCCGACAAGGAGAACCTCGTCAAGGAAAAGACCCTTGCATCTTACCGTGAAAAGTTCGTTGCACAGGGTTATGACGCTGAACTTGCCAACAAGGCTGCATCTGCATTGGCTGACGGTGACATGGACAAGGTGTTTAAGTTCCAGTCGGAGTTTATGACCGCCCACGACACCGCATACAAGGCTTCTCTACTGAAGGATATGCCCACACCTCCGGGTGCGGATGGCAATGGTGACGGCGCAGATAGAGCAGGTGTTTCCTTTGCTAAACGCTTTGCGAAGGAGCGTGCAGACGCAAACAAGGCATCAAGTGACGCAATGACTGCTTTCCATTAAGGAGGAAAACATGAAGTACACCAATACTCCGGTATCGGCTCCTGAAAGCACTATTCTGGCTGCTGATACCTACGTTGCCATTCCCTTTACCGTCAAGGAGACCAACGCTGTTCCGGCTGGTTATCCTATGGCAAAGACTGGCCTGAAAGCTGCTGCCACTACTGGCACCAGTGCTGCTGATGCGGCTACCGACGCCATTGGCATTCTGCTGCACACCGTTGACCCTGCCGTCAACCCCAATGGCGCACTGCTGATTCAGGGCGTTATTGATGTGGACAAGGCAAAGCTGTCTGGCTTTACCTATTCTGCAAACGATATTGCCGCTCTGAAAAAGGCTGTTCCCGCCGTTTTCTGCCGTACCGATGTTGGCGCAAAGAGCGAGTAAGGAGGACTAAATTATGGCACTGAATCTGAATGAAATCTTCTCCCCTGCTGCGATTGCCGCCTACTGGACGAATGACCCGACCAATGCGCAGCCCTATGCTTCTGATGCTCTGTTCCCTGCCCGTAAGAAGGTCAGCATGGAACTGAAGTGGCTTCGCGGTCACAAGGGCGTTGGCGTTTCGCTGAAGCCTAGCGTATTTGACACTAAGGCTACGTTCCGTACCCGTAAAGGTATTCAGGTGACGGAGACCAATATGCCCTTCTTCCGTGAGGGTGTGCATATCGACGAGAGCGACCGCCGCAAGATCATTTCTGTTTTGGCTACCAATCAGGAGTTTGCGGCAGATGTTATCAATCGTGTCTACGACGATACTGCACAGCTTATCACTGGTGCTCGCATCGTTCCTGAGCGCATGGTATGGCAGCTTCTGGCTCCCAAGACTGGCAAGCCCGGTATTTCTATCGAATCTAACGGCGTGAGCTACGTCTATGATTATGACCCGGACGGCACTTGGCAGCAGTCCAATTACAAGGCTCTGGCTACCAAGGAGAAGTGGGATGCTCCTACCACTGCAACCCCCATAGCCACGATGACTACTGCCGCAAACACTGTTCTTGCGAACACTGGCGAAGTCATTACCGAAGCCTACATGAATACAAACACCTTCCACAAGATGATTGCTACGGAAGAGGTCAAAAACCGTTTCCTGACGGTTATGAAAACCACCACCGCCGTTCTTATCGATTCTGAGGCACGTTCTGTTGTCGAAAGCGCATCCGGCATCCGCATCCATCTGTACGACAAGATGTTCAAGCCGGAAGAAACCGCAGCTGCGGAGAAGTATCTGCCTGATGGCTATGTTGTGCTGGCTCCTTCTGGTTCTCTGGGCAATATGTACTACGTTGCGACCCCGGAAGAGGTTGACCTGATGGCTGGCATTTCCAACGCACAGGTCTCCGTTGTGAACACCGGCGTTGCCATTACTACGAAGCAGGAAGCCCATCCTGTCAGCACTGACATTATTGCTTCCGAAATCGTCCTGCCGTCCTTTGAGCGCATGGACGCTGTGTACTGCATCAAGGCTTACTAAGGCGAAAGGAGGAAAGCAGCATGGGAGACCAGTATTCCGAAGTGGCAGTCAAGCTGGGGCAGTACATCGCCCCTGCACTTGACCGTGAAATCACGGACGAGGACTACCCACTCTTCGACCTGCTGCTTGATTTCGCCAAAGACAAGATATTTGCGCAGGGTTACCCCTTCGGCAACAGACCGGACGAGTTGCCCTTGCAGTATCAGTCGTTGCAGATACGCATTGCAGCGGAACTGTACAACCACATCGGCGCAAACGGACAGACGAGCTATACCAACAATGGCATTACTCGTGTGTGGGAAAGTTCCGATGTGGCGCAGTCCCTGCTGAATGAAGTGGTTCCGAGAGTAGGTGTTATCGGCTGATGTTCAATGGAAGCCCGCTGGATAAACGCCCGCTGTGGTATTCAAACCCGGTCGGCGAGAAAACGCCTGTTGTGGACGAATGGGGCAACGAGACTGGCGAATCTGCATACGAATCGTGGAGCGAACCCGCAAAGCTGATGCTGAATGTCAGCCCTCCTACTGGTTCTGCGGAAGCAAACCCTTTTGGAGCGTTCACGGATTACAGCTACGTTGTCAGTTCGTCCAGCAAAAAGCGCAACACACCGCTTTATGAAGGCACGCGCGTCTGGTTTCAGACAGACGTTTCAAAGCCCTTCAATTACATTGTGGTCAAGGTCGCAGAGCATATCACGGATACGAAGTATGCGCTGAAAGAGGTGGCTGCAAGTGAAAATTAAAGTGAGGTTGAGTGATGCCGGGCTTCGTGATGCGGAACGTCAGATACAGAAGTACAAGACCACCCTGAACAAAAAGGCACAGGAGTTTGCAAAGGCGTTGGCTGATAAAGGACTTGATGTGGCAAAAGTTCGTTTTGCGAACGCACAGTATGCTGGTAGCAACGATGTTTCTTGCCATGTTGAGCAGAACGGAAACACCTGCACCATCATTGCAGAGGGCAAGGCAGTTGCCTTTATCGAGTTTGGCACTGGCGCACATCACAACGGATATGGCGGTGAGCTACCGCCCGGCGTTGGTGCACATGGTTCCTACGGCAAAGGGCAAGGCGCAAACCGCAGGTGGTATTACTACGGCGAATCCGGCAATGCCGGTACGCCTGTCAAACAGGTAGATGGTAAAGGCCAGTTGAATTACACCAGCGGCAACGAGCCAGCTATGGCTATGTGGGGAGCTGTTGAGGAAATGGCTTCTCAAGTCGAAGCAACGTGGAGGGAGGTTTGGAATAGTTGATCGATTATTTCAATTCTATCTTCACGGCTGTTGCTAAGGAGCTGCGAAAGCAAGCGCCCGGCATCTTCGTTACTGGTGAAATCAACGACAGCAACGTTAAGAAGTTTCCGTGTGTGCAGATAGAGGAAAACAGCAACCTTCCTGTGCACATTGATTCTGCTGGACACAGCAAGTACGCTGCCGTTTCCCTTCGTGTGCGGGTCTACTCCAATAAGAACACCGGGCGCATTGCAGAAGCACGCTCCATTGTTGGCATCGTGGATTCTGTTCTTGAACCGCTTAAATTTTATCGCAAATCGTTTGCCCCGTTGAATGGGCTGTACAACAATTCCGTCTATCGGATTGATTGCAGCTATGGGGCAACAATCGGAGAGGACGGAATGATTTACCGAAACTAAGGAGGTAAACATTCTATGAGTACTGCTATCTCCGGTCTGAATACCACCCTGTATTGTGGCGACAGCGCAACCGCTCTGACGAAACTGTGCGACATCAAGGATGTGCCCGACCTGATCTCTGAGCCGAACCTTCTGGATGCCACCACCCTGTCTGACCCCATGCAGGTCAACATCTTTGGCATCATCCAGAGCGACACCAAGTCTTTCACCGCTAACTACAACAAGGCTGACTATACGAAGGTCAAGGCCGCTGGCTATGATGAGACTTCCGAGAGCAACGCCGTGAAGTACTACGCCCTGAAGATGCAGGACGGCTCCGGCTTCACTTGGCAGGGTATGCATCAGGTTGGTCTGTCTGGCTTTGGCGTGGACGAGGTTGTGGAAATGACCATCAACTGCATCTTCACCAAGAAGCCTGAGTTTAGCGAGACCCTGACTGTTACTGGCGGCTAAACCGAAAAAATCGAATCAATCAAACCGGGCAGAACTGAACAACGGATTTGGTTCTGCCCCTATTTATAAAGGAGAGCATTTATTATGGCTACTAAGGTTATCAACTTTCATTCCCCCGATGGTAAGAACACTTACGAGCTGACCTTCACCCGTGACAGCGTGGAAGCCACCGAACGTGCAGGTTTTCAGATTGGCCAGTACACTCAGATGACCAATCTGCTGTCCAACTCCCGTGCCCTGTTCTACGGCGCTTTCATCGCGCGGAACAAGGGCATCAAGCGCAAGGTCGTGGACGAGATGTTCCAGCATATCGAGGATAAGGAAGACTTGATGGGCGTTCTGCTTGAGATGTTCATGGACGCTTCTAAGTCTCTGCTGGCAACTGACACTGAGGACAAGACCGCAAAAAACGCAACGTGGGAGATTGTGTAACCGCACAATCTCAGGAATCAGACGGAGAGGGAGAATCGTTCTCCTTCTCTAAGCTGTTCCACGATGTAGAAGCCTATTACATCTCCATCGGTATGACCTACGAGCAGTTCTGGCACGGCGATGTTTGGCTGGCTAAGGTATACCGTGATGCAGAGGAGCTGCGAGAACGCAGAGCCAATGCAGAAGCATGGAGAAACGGTTTTTACATAGCATCTGCGCTTTCCTCTACGGTTGGCAATATGTTCCGAAAGAAAGGGTCTAAGCCCATCAAGTACATGGATAGACCGATTCCCCTTACTCAAAAGGAGAAGGAAGAGTATGAATACCAACGTGCTGCGGAAGCACAGGAGCGCATTAAGCGCATGATGTTCTCCATGATGGAGCAAAAGGATGGTGGTAGTGATGGCTGATGTTGATATTACAAGCTTATCCGTAGAAATCTCTGCGGAATCCAGCGGTGCGGAGCTTAATATTGACAAGCTCGCTACCGCCATTTCTAATTTGCGGACAAAGGGCAACGTGACAAAGGTTGTGAACAGCCTTGACAAGCTGGCTAGTTCTATTGCAACGCTGAAACAGGCATCTGCCGGAATGTCTGGGCTGGACAAAATTACCAGCTTTCTGAATGGACTTTCCAACGTCAACACGACCGCAAGCGCAAAGAGCATCAACACGGTCGTGAATGCAATCAAGAAGATTCCTGCGGCAGTCTCCGGCTTGAACGGTGTGGATTTCTACTCCATGTCTGGAAACATTACTCAGCTTACTAACGCTTTGGCTCCGCTGTCCATTCTGGACGCATCGAACCTTAAAGCTCTTGGCAGTGCTTTTAATGCGATTGGAAAGGTTCCTGACCTGACCGACAAGCTGAAATCCACTGACCTTGATTCTTTTGCAAGCTCTTGCCAGAAGATTTCCACCGCTCTTACTCCTCTTGTGTCTCAGCTCGACAAGGTAGGCAACGCCTTTGCAAAGCTCCCTCCGCAGTTGAGCAAGGTGGTCACACAGGCGAACCGTGTGACCGCTGCCAACGAAAAGCAGCGCAAGAGCTATTTCAGCCTGTCCAATCAGATGAACGGCTTTATGCGAAACATGGCAAAGCTGGTTTCGTTGAAAGCTATCGCTGAGTATCTTGGAAACGCTGTTGCGAAGTTTAACGACTTCTATGAAGCAACAGACCTGTTTCATAATGCTATGGGCAATCTGAGCGGTGAAGCCGATACGCTCATTAGTAAGATGCAAGGCTTGCTTGGCGTTGACCCGACCAAAGCGATGACCTATATGGCTACCATTCAGAGCTTGGGTACTTCGTTCGGTCTGACCAGTGACAAAGCATACGTTCTGTCCAAGAACTTGACCCAGCTTGCCTATGACGAAGGCTCCTATTGGAACAAGAACGTTGCAGAGACCTTTACCGCAATGTCCTCCGCAATCTCTGGCGAGATTGAACCTATTCGCCGTCTTGGTATTGACCTTTCTCAGGCGCGGTTGCAGCAGGAACTTCTTGCTTTAGGCTTTAACAAGCAAGTCTCTAGCCTGTCTCAGGCAGATAAAGCAGTTCTGCGTTACATTGCCATTATGAAGCAGACCTCCAATGTGCAGGGCAATCTTGCGCAGACCATTCAAAGCCCCGCCAACCAGATCAAGATTCTAAAAGCCCAGCTTGATATGTTGGCAAAGTCTGTCGGCTCTCTGCTCTACCCCGCCCTGAAATCCATTCTTCCCCCGCTGATTGCCGCCGTGCAGCTTATCCGAGAGTTCGTTGAGTGGGTGGCAAAGCTGATGGGCGTAAAGGTTGTGTTCACTGATTTCAGCAAAAGTGCTGACAGCGTTGGCGGCATTGGCGATGCAATGGATGACACGGCAGATTCCACCAAGAAAGCCGCCAAAGCCCTCAAGGACTACACAATGGGTTTTGATGAACTTAACATCATTGACCCGACGCAGGGAAGCTCTGGCTCTGGCAGTGGTGCATCTGCTGGCAACATCTTGGGCGACGTAGACCTGTCCGGCTACGATATGTTCAAGAACTATGTCGGCACGTCTGTGGACGAAATTAAAGAGAAAATCAAGAGCCTTCTTCCTTTGATTGAATCTATTGCAGCAGCATTTGCTCTTTGGGAACTTGGAAAGTTCATCAAACAAATCGGAGAAGTCATTAAAGGCATGAACGGCATTCAAAAAGCCGCTGCCATGATTGCTATCCTTGTTGTGGAATGGACACTTGTTCAGAAATTTTCTGATAGCTTCCTGAAAACCGGAGATGTTAAAGCGTTTTTTGCAGAATGGCTTGCTACTGCCGCAGCAGCTATTGGCGGTTACGCTTTGTTTGGAGCCGAGGGAGCGTCTCTTGCTCTTATCGTAAGCGCCGTTGCGCAGCTTGAATCCATTAAAACTAACTTGTCGCAAGGCACTGTCAAGGCTACCGATGCATCCGTTTGGATTCAAGGTATTAGCGCTGCTGTAACAACTGGAATTGCTGGCGCAGTGTTTACTAAAACTGTTACAGGATTTTCACTTGGCCTTTCTGTTGGCGCTGTTCTCGCTTTGTCTGCCATTACTTATGGCGGCACAAAAGGTGGTTCTATCAAGCCCGGTGATTCTATCGATGCGCTTTTGACTGCATTGACGGCGGCTGCTGGCGGTCTTGCTGGTGTCACACTTGCTTTGGCTGCTGGCGCTTCCGCACCGATTGCCGGTGCGGCGCTTATTCTCGGTGTTGGCGTTGGCATTGTTCTGGAACAGCTTGGTATTACCTTTGGCGAAAAAGACCGAATCAAAGATGTTGAAGATTATATCAAGCGCTACGAGGATGCGGGCTATACAACCCTTGCGATTCACTATCGCTTGAAAAATCTTGGCTTCTCTGATAACGAAATCAGTATGGCCGAACAGGGTATTGATTCTACGTTTGAAATTTTCCGATACACATTCAATGAAAAACTTGAAGCGCTTAACGAGTGGTGGAACCAGAAGTGGGAAGGTTTCAAGGAAAATTTCTCAAAGTCTTGGGAAAGCCTTAGCGAAGCCGTTGATAAAGCCAAATCCTCTCTTGACCAAGCGAGTGCAGACTTGAAACAGTGGTTTGTTGGCGTTGGCGAGTGGTGGAACCAGAAATGGTCTGGATTCAAGACTAACTGGGATAAATCGTGGAATAGTCTTGTCGATACCATAAAAAATCTGCCACAAAAATTTCTTGACTATGGCAAGAATATCGTAGAAGGACTTATCAAGGGTATCAATAACGGAATCGAGACTGCCAAGAAAACTGTCGGCGGCCTTGCGAAAGCCATCATTGACAAGTTCACCACTGAGACTGATATCCACTCCCCTTCCAAAGTTTTTGAACAGTTCGGTATCTACATCGACCAAGGCCTTGCAAACGGCATTGCTGCGGCTGTCCCCTACGTCACCGCTGCTATGCAGGGCGTTGTAAACGCTGTGCAGGAGAAGGGACAAGCATTGATTGATGCTGGCTCTACTCAGGCTACCAACTACGTTACCGGGTTCTTGAACGGTCTCGATACCCAGTGGCAGCAGATTGACCAGAGTTTACAATCTGATTTCTTTGGCAGCATTGGCACTCTGCGGGATGCAATTTCTAACGGAGACCTTGAAAAGCTGGGCACATGGGCCGCTTCCTATTTCTATCATGCAATGGATGATGAGCAGCGAAAGCAAATCAAGTCCATTGCCAATAACAGCTTGCAGTGGCTGACGCAGGGCTTGAGCAGTGTTTGGAACAACATTGCCGGTATGGCTTCTAGCTTTATCAGTCAGTTCGTTCCTTCTGCTATGGCTGCAACGTCTGCTCAGACGAGTTTGAACATTGCAATGGATGCAAACCCTGTTATGCTGGTTATTTCCCTGATTGGTATGCTGGTTGGTGCTCTTGTCAATTTTGCCAATAAGAACAAGAGCATCGCTTCGTTCCTGTCTAATCTTTGGTACGGAATCGGCGATTTCTTTTCGATTGTTTTTGAGGGGATTCTCCGCGTTCTCGGAACGGCAATTCAAGGCATTGTTGCTGGAATAAATGCTTTAATTGACGCACGCAATTTCTTTAATCCCTTTGATAAATGGGGGCATATCAGCAACCCTCTTTATGATTGGGCTGACAATGTTGCGAGTAGCCGCGCGGAAAGCCAGCGCAAACGTCAAGAAGCGGCCAATAGTGGCTTTGACGATTCCAAAGACCCAACTAACTACGAACAGCAGTACAAGGAACTTCTGGAAAAATACCAAAATGGTTCTTATCCTGGCACAAAAGAGTGGGATAAAAACAATGGTGCATCCTCCGGTTCTTATGGTGGCAGCACCACTGTAACGGTTGATTTCAACGAAGAGGAAATGCGCGAATCTGTCTACAATGGCACTTACAACGCATTCCTCGACATCTTCCAGCGGTATGGTGACGAACTGACCGGTGGCAAGGAACTCAAAATTTACCTTGACGGAAAGCAGATTACAGCATCTGTTGAGAAACGGCAGAACGCCCGTGGACAGTCTTTGATGGGCAGTGAAGTTTACAGCTACTAAGGAGGTGGCGGTTTATGGCGATTCCAGCACTGGTAACGGTAAACGGCGTAGAGCTGCCAGAGCCGAGCTCCTATGAAGCGACAACTAGTACCATTGTAGATTCTGGACGAAACGTTCAAGGCAAAGTAGTCGGCTCTGTTGTGCGGCATGATGTAGCAAAGGTGTCCCTGAAGTGGAACTACCTCACCGCACAGCAGTGGGCCGCTATCCTCAGCCTGTTCACGACACGATTTTACTGCACTGTTCGCTTTTATAATCAGGCAAAGGCCGGGTATGATACGCGGCAGATGTACGTTTCAGACCGAACATCTGGTATGTGGCGGCGTGGGCCGAAAACCGGCAATGTGATGGGCTGGACGGATTGCTCGATTGCGCTTGTGGAGGTGTAGCCTATGGTACAGCCTTCTCAGAAGTGGATTGAAAAGTTTTCCGAAACGCTTGTCCCGGAGATGTTTGTACGCATTACCTATGGCGTTACAGAACCAGGTTTGCAAGAAGATGCGATTCCTAGCACAAACGGCGAAACATTCTTCAGCAATGTGTCCTCTATCGTTGACAGTAAGTTGCAGACTTACACAAAATATTCTACCGGTGAATTGAATTTCACTGTTTTGGACGGCAATTATACTTTGCTCGACAGAAGCACGGAATCGCAAGAAGCTGGTTATGTTAGTGAAAATTGCGTTTCAATTTCAAACCACCCGATTATTACGCTCTCGTTCAGCAAAGTTCATACCGTGACGATTCCTGGCATTACCATTACATGGTCGTCAACATTCAATGAATGGCCGACAAGCTTCAAGCTGACTGCTTATTCTGGAAACACAGTCGTGTCCACAAAAACAGTGTCGGATAATTTTTCTGTCACCACTGACATTGACTGGGAAATTGCAAATTACGATTCCATTTCCATTCAAATCCTGTCGTGGTGTTTGGAAAATCGGCGTGCACGAGTTGAGCAGGTGAAGCTTGGCCAATTCATTGTGTTTGAGAAGAAAGACATCTTTTCGTATAAGCATGATTCCGCAAGAGACCCGATCAGCGGGCAACTTCCGAATGACAGCATTACTTTTACGGTGGATAACAGCACACAGAAGTGGAATCCAATAAACCCGGAAGGTCTTTACAAATACTTATACGAGCGCCAGCCTATCTCTGTGGAGTACGGCATGGACTTAGACGGAACGGTAGAATGGATTACAGGCGGCAAGTTCTTCTTGTCTGAGTGGAATGTTCCATCTAATAGTATCGAAGCCAGCTTTACTGCCCGTGATGCTTTCGGCTATCTTATGGTTTCCAACTACACAGGAAGAATGTACGGCACTCTTTATGAGATGGCCTACGATGCGCTGGAGCTTTTGAGCGACAACGTGGCAACGTTTCAGATTTCCGATGAACTGAAACAATATAGCACGGATATCACAAAGCAGGATAAAGGCAACTATAAGGATTCTGATATTTTACAGATGGTTGCTAACGCAGCTGGCATGGCAATGTATCAGACCAGAGAAGGCGTGATCGTAATCGGGCGCATTCCTGATATCTCCACTGCAAAAGCAAACCTTGCCGGTGAAATCGACATCGTTAACAATTTCAACTGGCCTGAGATTGCATTCTCTTCTCCGCTGAAAAATGTGACTTGTTCGATTGATGTAAAATCTTCCGATGGCTCGAGCGCTACAAGCAAAACGTATTCTTACCCAGAAAACCCGACAGGTGGTGGAGCAACGCAGACTGTCAACAATGAAATGCTGTCTCAAAGCATTCTCGGCCAGAGCAGGAATATTTTGACAGAAGCGTACAAAGTGCTTTCCAACCGCCGCAAGGTCACATTGGAATATCGTGCAAGCCCGCACTTTGATGCGCTGGATTACGTCCTTGTTCATCACCAGTTCGGTTATTCCTCTGTACTGCTGACTACAAGTTTTTCTTATCAGTATTCCGGCTGTTTTCACGGGACAGTCGAAGGATATCTCTTGGAAGGAGCTGATGTTCGTTGACCCGGTGGATTACAGACAGAACCGATGATGATGTTGCGCAAGTCAAGGCGCTTACATCGAAAGCAAAAGCAGGAACGTGGACAGAGGAAGAGCAGGCAGAGTGGGCTTCCGGCATGAAGGGCGCTCTAAGCTACATGGACTACAACCGCATTGAAAGCGGTATCCAAGAGATTGCCGCCATCCTGAATGCATCTGTTTCAGTCAAAACCGACTGGGATGTAAATGGATACCTGACCGTCACAGACGCTTCCCGGTGGCTTTCCAATATCAAAGCTATTCGTTCTTTGTGCAGTGGCAAAAACGATACTCCCGAAACTCCCGCTTCCCTCAATTATCTGCATTATACGATTATCAATCAGGTTGAAGAAATTCTGCTTGATATCGAAACGATAGCCAACAACCATCTAATCTACTGCTCAGAGCCGGTCTGTGGAGGTGAACCTTACTATGCACTTTGTTGACCGAGAAGCGAAGTACCCAAACCGATGGACAATGACTAAACCGGACGGCTCGTCAGAAGTCATCACCCTTGTTCGCAATGACGAACCAATCGTTGAAGGCACTCCTATGAATGCCGAAACGTTGAACACTCTTTCAGATGTTGCAGGCGCAGACATTGCAAGAATTGCTGCCGAAAAAGCAGAACTGAACGCGAAACGGTCTGAAATAAACGCCGAAACATCCGCGCAAAAATCTCAGAATCAAGCCGAAAAGTCTGCTGAAAGCGCCCGTCTTGCAGAACAGAGTGCAAATAAAGGCGGCTGGATGGATTTCGAGCAGAAGAACGGCATTCTTTATATGGTCAAAAGCGATAGCTTGACCGAAATAAATATGCAAGACAATGGCTCTGGAATTTTGGAGGTGACGTTTGAATGAGCAAAACAATCGAAATTGGCCCTTATAGCGCCTATGCCATTGCTGTAAAGTATGGCTACGTTGGCACAGAAGAGGATTGGATTAAAGCAGTCGAAGCGGCTCGAAAGAGTGCAGAGACAAGCGCAGCCAATGCAAAACGAGAAGCAGACGGGGCTTCTACTTCTGCCGCTACTGCCACTGAACAGGCCGAAATTGCAACCACAAAAGCTGGAGAATCTGCCGCATCCGCTGGTGCTTCTGCATCCAGTGCATCTGCCGCTGCAATCAGTGAAGCCAATGCAAAGAAATACTCGGAAGAGGCCGGGGCCAAAGCAAATACCGATAAGACCCTGAGCATCGAAAACGCCCCTGCCGACGCAAAGGCTACCGGCGATGCGCTGGCGGGCAAGGCAGACTCCGTCGATCCACATAATCTTTCTATTCCAATTACGGGGTGGCAGACAGACACAGAAGTTGCAGAGTACCCGCATTACATTGATATTACAGCAGACGTTACGTCCACGACTGTGGTATCTGTCAGTATCGACCCTGCAAGCGCAGACGTAGCCGGTAAAGCTATGCTTGTAAACCCGGAAACACGAACCGGAGCTATCCGTATCCGTGCACACAACATTCCGACTGCGGAAATTTCTGCCCGGTGGTATCCCATCAAGTATGGTGGTCAGTTCTATGGTGACGGCTCCATCTATTCCAACTTCCTGCTTGCGGCACATCCTGTAGGCAGTATCTATCAGACCATCAGCCCTGAAAACCCGTCCGTAACTTTTGGCGGCGGCACATGGGAAAAGATTGCGCAAGATAGGGTGTTAATGGGTGCAAGCGACACGCATCTGGCTGGTACAACGGTAGAGGCAGGACTTCCGAACATTGCGGCTAAAGTGACCAGTCAGTATGGCATTTTTAATGCCGACTCAGAAGGAGCGTTTTACTTTTTGGAGGGGGCCAATTTCAACTATCCAGCAACGGGACTAGGCGGCTCGTTAATACACGACCTTCGCTTTAGTGCTTCTCGTTCCAACCCGATCTACGGCGCATCCACCACCGTCCAACCCCCGGCATACTTTACTTACATTTGGCTTCGTACCGATTGAAAGGAGAAAAAATGGCACTAGGAGAACTCAAAAATGGCATTGGCCCTGATGCCTATGCTATCTATCAGCAAGTCCTTGCGGCGGTAGTCGAGCGAGACCACCCCGTGGGCAGCCTGTACATCAGCGAAAACGCAACCAGCCCGGCCGAGCTTTACGGCGGCACATGGGAGCGGATTGAGGGCCGCTTTATCATGGGCGCATCCGATACCTATCCGGCAGGGAGCACGGGTGGTGAAGCGGAACATACGCTGACAAGAAGTGAGCTTCCGCGCATTAGAGAGCAGTTAAGCGGATTAACCGCGTACAGCGCAAATGTAGTTGGAACAGACAAAGTTTTTAGTCTTGTCGAAGAACCTACACGAAGCAACGTGCAACCTGGCAATAGTGTAAAATACGCCTCGCTTATAATGTCACTCGGCGATAGCCAGCCTCACAACAATATGCCACCCTACTACTCCGTGTACATCTGGCGCAGAGTAGCATAACCGAAAGGAGACCTTATGAAAATCATCGACAGTAACGGCGTAGAAATCGCCAGCCCCGACCTGACAAAAGGCTACCTCAAGCAGGAGACCCAGACCATCCATCACGATGCTGTGGCGGGCGTGGAAGAGGTCAGCCATTATGAGACCATCCGTGAATATCCAAACGGGGGGAAAGACGTAAAGAAAGTCGTGGATGTCAAAGCTGTTCCGGCTCAGGAAGCCTACGACGAAAAAGTGGAAGTGCAACGGTATGTGCTGTACACCGCAGAGGAACTGGCTGCGCAGGCCGAAGCCAAGAAAAAGGCAGAAGAAGCTGCTGCCGCCGAAGCGAAGAAAAAGGCAGAGCTGGAAGCCGTGCCGGGGCGCATGGACGCTTTGGAAGCAGCAAACAACGACCTTGTGCTCATGATGGCTGATTTGATTGGAGGTTAAAACTATGAAGACTTTGAACAACCTGAAACTCCGTATCATGGTGCGGGCGTTCCGCATCCGGCTGGCCGCTGGTGAAACCTTTGAGGATATCGCAGCGGATTACCCTGCCCTGACCGCTGACGATCTGGAATCCATCAAAGAAGCCCTCGGGCAGTAAGGCGGCGCGGAATGAAAGCACTTTTCGATTTTATCTCCAAGCTTCTGGCGGCCCTCTCCCATGCTGCCGGTGACGGTGCCGACAAGGAAGAGCCTGCCCCTGCACCGGACGTGCCCACTGTGGACACCGTGACCGGGTGGGCAGGGGAACCGCCTTACCGGTACATTGACGTGAGCCGTTGGCAAGGAAAAATCAAAATGGAGGGCTGGGCGCAGGTAAAAGCGGCAGGCTACAAAGGCGTGATGCTGCGGGCCGTAGGGAGCCGCAACGGTGTGCCCTACATCGACCCCACCTTCGAGGACAATTATGCCAACGCAAAAGCGGCAGGGCTGGACGTGGGCGTGTACTACTACACCAACGCCTCCTGCGAGAAGCTGGCTGACGAAGAGCTGGCTGTACTGCGGCAGGCGCTGCGGGGCAAGGAACTGACCTTGCCGGTGGCGTTGGATCTGGAATCGCCGATTCTTGCCGGGATGCCCTATGGAGACCTGTCAAATCTGGCGGCCTATCATCTTGAGCAGATCGAGAAGATGGGGTTCTACGCCCAGCTTTACACCTACACCAGCTATGCCAACGTCCATCTGGACATGGCAAGACTTTCCGGGCGGTGGGATGTATGGTTGGCTGACTACACGGGTAAGGCCCCGAAGGTTAGTTTTAAGTACAACGCCCACCAGCACACCAGCAAGGGCCGCGTGCCGGGCATCTCCGGCAACGTGGACTTGAACGTCACTACCCTCAACTACCCGAAAATCATCGAAAAGAAGGGCCTGACCCGTCTTCGGGAGGGCGCATGAGCGACGCTATAATCGTAGCACTCATCACTGGCGGCCTGAGCCTGATCGGCGTGCTTATCTCTAATAGCAGGGCCGCTCAAAACATGGACGCCAAGCTGGAAAAACAGCAGGCCATTACCGACACTAAGCTGGACGAGCTGACCCGGGAAGTCCGGACACACAACAATTTTGCCCAGCGCATCCCAGTGCTTGAAGAACAGATGAAGGTGGCAAACCACCGCATTGCAGACCTCGAAAAAGAGAGAGGAGAGTAATACATGGCAACAATCAATAACATTTTGGGCGTCATTCCCGCCCCTGTGGCCCTTGTGCTCATGCTGGGCGGCTTTATCTTTTACGCCCTGGGCTGCATCCGGCTGGGCTATGGCGCAGCGGTAAAGCCGCTGGTGCTCGACCTCATCGAGCGGGCAGAGCAGGAGATTCAGGGGACAAAGCGCGGCGCAGAGCGCAAGGCGTGGGTCGTCAAGATGCTCCGCGCCGCCCTGAGTGCCAGCAAATACGGCAGGCTCATCAGCTGGGCCATCACCGATGAGACCATCGGCACCGTGATTCAGTTTTTCTTTGACCGCGCAAAGGCGGCACTGAGTAAGGAGTAAGACCATGAGCAGCACTACATACCAGATTTACGCCAAAATCAAGCAAATCCAGCGTAAAGTAAGCGTAATTTGCACACTTTCAGCGCGAATTTCCCATTTTCAGCGCGAATTCACCGCTATGGTGCGTAACGCTGGGCAGCTGCCGCAGCCTTTTTGGCTCGGTGCTGCCCGTGGCGGCGGCTCGCGTAGTGCTGCCCGCTACGCTGCAAGGACTTGACAGACAGAGGATGATCGCCGCCATCAAAAGCGCACCGCTTGGGAGGGTAGACCGTAAGATAGCTCTTTTGCGGTACGTGGAGCGGCTCCCACTGCCGGACATTGCAGCACAGACACATTACAGCCGGACGGCGGTAGGCTACCGGCTGAAAGGCATTGACAAAATGCTTGATGTATGATACACTCATAACATGACCAAAGTGCCTTTAGAGTTATATCAGTTTCTGAAGCTTAATTCTATACGGCTCAGTCTACAGCGTAATCTTGATGGGTTCCAGCCATCATGGTTACGCTGTTTTCTTTTTGCACGGATTATAGTATAATAATCTTAATTGGGTGCGATTTTTCACGAAATCGCATTGAAGCGGCAGGCTTTCGGGTTTGCCGCTTTTCTTTTTATACGATTTGTGGTATAATATACCCAAGGAAACCCGACCGGTCTCTCAACGATGCACATTAGGTCGGGTCGTCCAAGAGCTAACTCCGTGCTCAACGGAGAATTAAAAAAGCAGTAGCCAGATTCGGCGCTGAATAGTCTCCCGCCCGCCTACTCACAGCGCGTACTATGCGGGAGACGCCTTTAGACTTGAAAGGCTACGGCCTTTGTAGAGAGCGGCATTGCCTGTGGGCGGTTCCGCTCTTGATTTTACAAAAAAATCCTCTGCTTTGCCAAAGCCCTGCGTTCCACGCGGGGTACTTTTCGGGCAAAGTGGTGGATTTTTTGCAAATAAAGTGGCAAAACTTTCTATTTTGGCATCATTTTATATAAGTATATTTATATTTTTAAGCGCTCATGCGGATTTTTCCGTGTGGGCGCTTTTCTTTTTGCTTAAAATAATCAAACTTTAAGCAAGATTTAATCAAGGTCTAAGCAAGCTATTTTTTGTCCTTCGTTGTACCTTCGTTGCCCTTCACTTTTTGCCGATGCGGTACACTGGGTGCAATAGGAGGGATGTATTATGAGCTATTATCCGACACCCGGAGCGCCCTACGTTCCGCAGCAGCCTGTCAACCCTTACGGCGGTATAGGCACAGTTGGGCTTGCCACTCCCCTGCCAAACGCACAGATGCAGCAGGCACAACCGCAGCGTCCGCAGCCGATGAATGGGCAGCAGCCCGTTCAGCAGTCGGCACAGGACGGCGGCTGGCTGCTTGGCAGACCTGTTTCCAGCAGGGAGGAGTTTCTGGCAATACCGTCAGACCTGTACGGCAGACCGACCTACTGCCCGGACTTGCGCAGCGGCGTGATCTACTGCAAGCGGCTTAACCCGGACACCTGTGAATCCTATGTGCAGGAGTTTTACAGCCCGGAAGCGTGGCGGCAGATACAGGCGCAACAGGCACAACAGACCGCTGCACCAACACAGCAGTATGTGCCTATTGAGGAGTATAACGCCCTTGTCCACAGGCTGGATGAACTGGAAAAGTGGCAGAAGAGTTTTTCTAAGCCTGCTGCCACAGCGAAGAAAGGAGAATAACAATGCCATCTCCGTTTGACATGATTACTCACAGCCCTATCATGCAGCTTGCGAACCTTGCCCGTGCCGGGCAGAACCCGATGGGGCTTATCCAGCAGTTGAGCGGGCAGAATGCCCCCATCATGCAGGGATTGAACCTGATTCAGGGCAAAAACGAAGCACAGCTCCGAACGATGGCGCAGAACCTCGCCAAAGAGCGGGGCATCGACCTGAACCAACTGGCAAGCGTACTGAATCTGACGCTGCCCCGGTAAAGCATCCCTCTAAGCGAAACGCTTCTCAGTTTTGCGGACTTGACAAAAACCGCTTTTATCTGGCTTCGCCCATCGCACACGGCGGTGGGATAGCATAACGCAAAACTGAAAGGAGTTTTGTTATGGATGATTTTGCAACTGGCTATCTGGCTGGGCAGGACGGCGGTAATAACAACGGCGGATTCTTCGGCAACGAGGGTCTGTGGGCGGTTATCATTCTTGCCATCATCTTCGGCTGGGGCACAAACGGCTACGGTCGAAACGGTGGTGACAACGGCATGAACAGCTACATCCCCTATCTGGTCGGCACTGGCGCAACTGGTCAGGGCGGCGCAGATACTCGCGCGGCGCTGTCAGAGGGCTTCTACCAGCAGGACACTTCCCGTTCTCTGGCTGGCATCCAGAGCGGCATCTGCTCTCTGGGCTATGACCAGCTCGCACAGATGAACAACCTCAACGCTGCCATTGCGGGCGGCTTTGCTGGTACTAATCAGGCAATCTGTCAGCTCGGCTACCAGAACGCACAGCTCGTGAACGGCCTGGAACGTAGCGTGTCCAACGGCGACAACGCCATCAGCCTTGCTATCATGCAGGAGGGCAACGCACGTCAGGCGGGTCAGACCGCTATCCAGACGCAGCTGGCATCTTGCTGCTGCGAGAACAAGCAGCTCATCGGCGACCTGAAGTACACCATTGCACAGCAGGACTGCGCTACCCGTCAGGCTATCGCAGACAACGCCCGCGCCATCGTGGACAACTGCAACGCCAACTTCCGCAGCATGATGGACTACTTCACGCAGGATAAGATTGCCACTCTGACCGCTGAGAACCAGAGCCTGAAGTTCGCCGCTTCTCAGGATCGTCAGAATGCGCTTCTGACCACTGTGATGTCCCAGCAGACCGATACCATCCTGAACCGGGTCAATCCTCGTCCGATTCCCGCTTATCAGGTGGCAAACCCCAACGTGGGCGTGAACTGCTGCGGCTGCTGCTAACCTACACACTCCCCGATAACACCGGGTGAACCATCGGGGCAGGGGTAAGACACCTCTGTCCCTGATTTTATAGGAGGAAAACACTATGGCTTGCAAAACAAGCTGCAAACTCTGCCCGCACTTGGTCATCAGTCAGGCGGTCACGTTCGCCGACGATACTCTGACCATCAACATCCCTGCTGGCGCATACCAGAACGGAGAGAAGTATTGCATTGTCGTTGCTCAGAGCTTGCCGGATACGACCACCATCAACGCCCCTGTGGTCATTACCATCGGCGCAGGCACGACCGCATACCCTCTGACCGACTGCAACTGCGCTCAGGCAACTGCTGAGAGCATCCACACCCGCACCCGCTACGCTACCCGTGTGGCAACGTCTGCGACCGGCACCGGCACGTTTAAGTATCTTGGCTGCTTCTGCCGTTCCCACGCCGGTGCGCCTGCGTCCATTTCTTGAGGAGGTATAGATTATGGGCAAGACTAATTTTCGCCGCATGATGATGCTCCGCGACCACGAAAAAGACCGTGAGCCGGAACGTGACCGCCTTGAGGAAGAGCGTGACCGCAGGGAGCGTGAGCTGGAACGCCGTCTGCGCAAGCTGGAAAGCGGCAATGACCGCTATCCTTACTATCCGCAGGAGGAGAACCGCTACATCGACCCCTACCCTATCCCCCGCTACCCTGACGTAGAGTATGGGCGCAAGATGCCGCAGATTGGCTTTTCGCAGAACGGAGACTGGGACAAGCGGGCTGGGCAGTATGAGCATGGCGGTGCTGACAGCCGTTCCATCAAGATGCCACGCAAGCACCTCACCCACGATGAAGCAGAGGAATGGTGCGACAGCATGGTGAATGCTGACGGCACGAAGGGCTGTCACTGGACGCTGGAACAGACACAGGACGTTGCCAAGCAGCGCAACATCACCTGTGACCCGAACGATTTCTGGGCTGTCATGAACATGATGTACTCGGATTATTGTCAGGTCGCAAAACGCCAGTCCGTTGACACTCCGGGCTTCTACGCTGACATGGCAAAGGCGTTCCTTGAGGACACGGACGCTGTTGACGGCAAGGCGTATGCCTACTGGGACTGCGTGACAGATAAATAAAGTAATCCCCTGCATAGTTTAATCGGCTGTGCAGGGGATTACTTTCTATTATAATGATTAGTTTTACTCAAGCCAATTGATGAAATATCCGTTGTACTTAAACTCTTTTGCCTCATTCGCGGCCTTAATCAGATTCTTCGCAAAAGCAATCGCCTCATCCGGCGACAATGTTCGTCCAGGAAAACATACTTTGCTACCGATTGAAGTGTCAATTCCATCTCCGCTTCTGCAAATTTCAATGCCGCTTCCGTAAGATTTCCTTCTCTGCTTCAAGTCTTCTATATTGTAATCAGAATATTTCACTTTGTCCATGTGAACTCTCCTCCTTAAATTTCAGCTTTTAGCTTGTTCCTCTTTTCTCCTGCATCTGTGTGGCTTGTATGTGCGCATTTTTCTCCCCTCACATAAATTATTTTTCTTTGGTGTAGTACAATTCCATATCTGCCTTGTACATATCAAGTTGTCTTTTGCTATCCATAAGTGTGTTAAAACTAATTCCCGCCGCAAAAGATACGGCGATGGACAAAATCAAGTGTGCTGCAACCCATTTACCAGCAAAGATAAAAGGAATCTGAATTGCTATGGCAAAAGCATCGAACAAAAGAACGTAAATGCCACGTTTAACCATTTTCTGTAATCGGATAATACTTCCTTCGTAAAATTCCTTCGACCTCATCATACGTCAATCCTCCAAGAAATCCTCTTGATTCAGAACTTGATTTACAATTCGTTCTGTACATTCTTTGATAACAGTAGATGCGGGGACGCAATCTTCATAAGCTATGTTTTCATATTGTGCTCCTGCATATTCAAAGAACCTTTTGGAAAGTATTTCTGCATCCGCACGGCACAACGTCTTTAATTCGTATTGCAACGGAAATCTTCTTGCAAGTGCAGGGTCAAGCCTATCAAATCGGTTTGTCGTTCCAATAATAATGACATTGTTCGGTAATCTATCCATTTCCTGCATAATCGCAATAACCACACGGTTCATTTCCCCAACGTCATCTTTTTGCCCACGAGCCATTCCGACCGCATCTATTTCATCAAAACAAAGAACGCAAGGAGCAGTCCTCACATAATCAAAAATTCTTGCAAGGTTAGATTGTGTTTGTCCTAAGTGCGAATCAACTAGACTTGAAAATTGAATCCTCAAAAACGGAAGTTTTGCTTTATGTGCGATATACCTAGCCAGCATGGTTTTTCCGCATCCGCTTTGCCCATAAAGCATCAATGCTGGCAAATAAGGAATTCCCATTTCATTTAATTTTTCAGATGCTCGATAAATAGCAACGATTTTCTGCGTTATACTTTTTTCTTCGTTCCTAAGAAGGAATCTTGCTTCTGGAAATTCTTCTGTATCCTCTGCGATCAAAAGATGCTGTAAGTTATATGGCACTTCAATAAATTCTCTTTTGCTTTCCAACTTGCGAAACATATTTTCTTTGAACTGTTCATCTTTTTTGGATGATATGGAATTCAAAATGATTTTAACAGCTTTTTGCGCGTTTCGCATATCACCATCGCAAACAAATCGAATAAGGTGTCGTTCACTATCATTCATCTAAGAAATCCTCCAACTCAATCTTCCCCTCTGCCGCAGCAGCAGCCAGAGCGTACACATACTGTCCGATGGTCATTCCGTGCCGTCTGGCTTCACGGTTGATATACTTGCGTTCTTCCTCGCTCATAAGGATGGTAATGCGTTTAGAACGCTTGCCGTCACCGCTTGCAACACCTTGATGCGATTCCGGCATCGGGAATTTTTTCTTTGTCAAGCCAGCTTCAGCCAGTGCGCCTGGCACATCGCCTTGTTCGATAAGACGTTGAACTTCTTTCGCCTGTTTCAGCTTCTTCGGCTTACTTTCGCCTAACACAGCATCACTCGGCTGGCTTTCGCTGTCTTTGGCTTGCTTCGGCTTAATACTGCTTAATTCCACTTCACTCGGCTGTGCATGGCTGTCTCTGGCATCACTAGGCTTAATTTGTTCTCGTTCGGCTTTGTTCGGCTTTGTTCGGCTTACTTCTTCTTCCTTTGGCTCACTTTGGCTTAATGTCTGCTCCGAAAAAACAGGCTGGAAATCAAACCCGCCCAACAAGCCGGATGTTTTTTTGCTGGTTGACTTCATTTTTCTTTCTCCTTCTTACCGCCTATTCCTAGAACTTTAAGAACTCCTTCCGGGATTCCTCTTGCGGAATTGATTTTTTCTACAATTTCTATCAATTCATCTTTATTCAACTGAACAGTCGCTATGTTTTCTTTGCAAGGTTCTTTCGGTGTTTCCGTCCAGTATTCTACATCATCAATCGTATGCGAGTCAGTTTGGACATCCCACCAATAATGCTCACCAGTATGCAGATTGTAACAATATCTTGCTGTAAGATACGTTCCATATTTCGTATATACTAAAAAAACAAGATTTTTCCTATGATTGTACGAATCAAGTTTCGGCGGGTCATACTTCGCACTATGCCATATCTTGTTGCTCATTTTGTATTTTCCTCCACAATCATCTGCGCCAACGCCTTGAAATCCTCTGCGCTGGTACTCTTTGCCGTGTCACCGCTAAACAGGCTGTGCCGCTCTGCCTGCGCCTTACGAACGCCCATAGACGGTCTAATCTTCACGTCCAAAAGCTTTGTTCCCATGCTCTGCGCAATCACAGGGAGCTGCTCCACAACCTCTTTGGACAGGTTCTCACGGCTCTTGTACTGGTTCAGGAGCAAACCTTCAATCTTCAAGGTCGGGTTGAAGTATCTTCGAACATCGCCGATAGTCTGCGAAAGCTGGCTCAAACCAGCCAGTGCGTATCGGTCTGCCGTAATGGGCACGATGATGCTGTTGGCAGCGATCAGGGCGTTTACAAGTGCAAGACCAAGCTGCGGGGGAGTGTCCAGCACAATGTAATCGTACTGCTCAGACACGCTTTCAAGGGCTTCTCGCAGCCGGAAGTTCTTGCCAATGTCCCGAACCATCTGTTCATCGATATCTTTCAATGCGCTGTCGGATGGCAAAATGTCACCGGCTTCGCAGTGCTGGATCCCTTCTTCTACCGTACCCTGCCGGGTCATTACATCGAACAAAGTACACACATCCTCTGTCTGTGCTCCGTAGGTGTCCGTTGCGTTGCACTGGGCATCGCAGTCCACCAGCAACACCTTCTTACCAAGCAACTGCAACGCACCCGCCAGACAGGTGCTTGTGGTGGTCTTTCCTGTGCCGCCCTTCTGGTTGGCGACTGCTATGATTTTTGCCATTTTTATTCTCCCCAATCTATAAAGTAACCGTTATAAATGAACTCTTTCGCCGCTTTACCGGCTTCGATTAAGGTTTTCCCGGCTTCAATCGCTTCGTCAGGCGTTAGTTCGCTATAACTTTTCTGCGGCAAAACCCTTACAGAAGCCTGATTTCCATGATGATTGAACCGAAACTGATAATCAAACTTTTTTTCAAGGTCAAGTTCCGCTTTATTCAAAACGGAGTATGGAACTTTTGCCATTTTATCACTCTTTCTTTTATTTTCTATGTCTGATTACTTTTGCAGCGCGTCAATCTCATAAAATGCCGGAAGATACTCTTCAATCGCGCCGTCTTTCTTCAAGCTACCAATCAGATACCGCTTCGGATGGTCAGGCCAAGGGTCACGGTTGATTGAAAGAATATCCGCACACGCAGCCTTTACGATGTCGTAAACCGCATCTCTCCGCTTCGGAAGCTTGATAGACGGGTGTTCTTCCATCATTTTGACTTCGACAACCTTTGCCACCTCGATGCACTCTTGAACAGATAGAGCATCGCAAACAGACCAGTCATACCCTTCATATCCGCTTGTGCGGGGCTTTCTGGCGGCTTTTTTGCTCTCCGGCTTTGAATTAGCCGTCTCACAATCAACTTCGCTAGAATCGGCATCTATGACGGGCTGCTTAGATTTGTACCCGAATCGAAACTCAACTGCTACTACCTTTCGCCCTGTGCAAATCTTTTCAAAATCAACGACAATGTCTGAAACATTGCTGATCTCTTCCACTGCTGGTTCAAGAACTCTGCGGCGTAAAGCCCGGAAATCGTCATAACTTGCATCGTTTGCCCCCAAGTGGTCACGCAGCTGCTTCAAACCAATCTTGTTCGATGTTAGAGAGCGATTCATCCAATCTCGAATCATGCTGTACATCAGAATAGATGCTTGCTGTTTCATCCCAATCGTATAGCGCAGACGGTATTTGACGTAGCCGCTTCTTGCAATGTCGAAAAACACAGGCCGCAAGTCAGGATTACAGTTGATTGAAACGTCATAGGACAAGGATTCTCGATTGTACTTGACCTCTGCCTTTGTAAACAGCGGATACATCACATATTCTGTTCCATCTGCATTCAGTGGTACTGAAACCACGTTGCCCAAAAAGTGCTTAACCTGCGACTTCAAGTTCTTTGAATTGAGCTTCAAATCCAGCAGTTTGCAATATTCAGCCAGCGTAAACGACACGTTGGAGCTTTCCGGGTCTCTCGGATTGATACGGCTCAGATAGACTTCAAGCAGCCGAAGCTCACCCGCTGTGTAGTCCGTAAACTTTGCCCAAACCAATGCCTTGCTCTTTTCGACAAGGTTGTTTCCTGTCAATTCTGGCATTGCATCACCTCATTTCTTCTACCCTATTATACCACTGTATCGTGTACACGTCAATGATTCTGTACACAATTATTTTTTCAACAATCGACTTCCACATTCTGTACACGATACTCCACTTTTTGTACACGATACACTCCACTTCTTGTACACGTTCCTCCACTTTATGTACACAATGCTCCACTTTTTGTACACGTTCTTACTATATATATAAACAAGAGATAAACAAGAGATAAATAATCATCATCAAATAGTGACGACGATACATTTTCAACAATTTCTTCTCTTCAACGGGCAGATTGTGGAAAACGACGACTTTTTTTGCTGAATAAGAAACGTCTATCAAGCCCTATAATCTATCTGACGGTTCTATCGTGTACAGAAAATGGAGTGCAATCACACCAATAGGGGACGAATTGACAAGTCACGCTTTTATGAACGAAAATTTCACGCAAGTTCGTTAATTACATCCGCAAAAATCCACCATTTACGATTCTATGGGGGACAAAATGACAACCCAAAACCATATTTATAACAGGCCTATTGTGTACAAAAAGTGGAGCACGTCCCCCTGTATACCGTAAAAACTTCGATAATTCGACAATCAGCTGCTTATATTATTTGGATTAACGGTATAGGAATCATTGGACTTCATGGCAGCTTCTGTTCCAGCGTCCTGCGCCTGATAGAGAATCTCCATCTTTGGGGCGGTTCCGTTCGGGTCTGGGTCTGTTCCGGTAGCCTGTGCCATCTCATAGCTACCAGACACCATCCGGCAGACAGCAACTCTGTCCTTCAACGGCGTGTGGAGGTTTGCCAGGATTTCCGTCAGTACACCGATGTGGTCTGAGCCGTGATCTCCGTACCTGATATACAGCAAGGCATCTATCTCATAGGAGGAGCACTCCATCATAGCATCTATGAGAATCCGCCGTTTCTCCATGTCGAGAAGGTCGTCCTCCAGATGCTCCAGCAGCCCCGGATGAATGCAAGCGTCCATGTACCGAGCCACCGATACGCCGCAGCAGGTGAACCAGCGCATAGCCATTGGCAGGGAGATGGCTGCCAGACCTTGCTCCCAGTTGGCAATCGTACCACGATTAACGCCCATCTGTGCCGCCAATTTCTGCTGACTCAGACCGGAACGCATTCGTGCCATTTCCAATGCCTTTGCAGTTCTTAACAAATATTCATCCATAAATTCACGCCCTTTCAACAAAATTCTGCAAAACTGCCGGATTCGACAAGCCAAAAAATGGAAAAAGCTGCTATGGAGAACCAACAGCAGCCTGTGTTATAACTGTATTGTCAAAAAATTCCAAATAGAAAGGAAACACAAAATGAAAGAAACTGTAATCTGGAACCATGAACGTATGCCGATCGTTGACGGAATGCCCGCCAGCGTTCCCGATGGGCAGCCACACACACCTGAACCATGGGAGGAAAGCTAATGAACCGAACCGTAGATGCTCTGATTATTCCATACGCTCGTAGACGGACGCTGGAGCTTGTCCTGAGCCTTTCTGGGTACGAAGCTGATAAAGATGCTTACCTCGAAGCAAAAGGCATTCTGGAACGTGCCGTAGCCGCCTTAGACGATGGACGCGACCCGGCAGATAACATCGAACGCATTGACGGACAGCTCGTAGAGCTGTGATTGGAGGAAAGATGGATAGGCGTTGTCCCTTTTGACTTGAACGCTCGTGGCTTCCCCGATGTAAAGTAACGGATGTGAAGAAAACGTTCGATTTTTTCGAAGTTGTTCAAATTGTATTGACTACACAACCAAAAGATGTATAATCATATCAAGTGAACATCAGATATTGCCAATCGGGAGGATATGCCACAATGAGCGAACAGGAAAGAGCCAAGATTGACCGATTTATTGCATGGCTGCTGGAACATCCTGAAAAGATTCCGGCAACGGAGCAAGCCCTAGACCTAGAATAACAGAAAACCCCTTGCGCAGAGCTATACCAGCCCGGCACAAGGGGTTTTTATTTTACCGGGTCAATCTTCACAGACTTTCATCAGCTCATTGAACCTAGAAGAATTTGCGCTTACGGTTTCGGATGCCTTATGCCCGTCCTCGTAGGTGACATAGAACGTCACATCGGCTTTAGATTTTGCAGTAGCAGAGCCATAAATAGCACCAGGAAGCCCACCAACAGCACCGCCAATCGCTGTGCGAACGGCAGCGCTTCCAGCTTTCTTGCTAATTCCAGAAGCAACAATCTTTGCCTTTATAGGCGTTGTGTACATTTTCTGCTTTAGCTTATTTTTCTCCATAAAAAGATTGTATTCCTTTTTGCCCTTAAAGAACAAAAACAGACCAACCGCCATACAAATGATAAAGGCAGTGGTTGAATACATCAGGAAAAGAAAGGAAAATATGATGAAAGCCATTCCGAACGAGTACATAAACCTTGCACCCATGTGGCTGCTCTTATCGTTAAGAAGCTCTTCTTTGCTGTACTTTTTCATCTTCCACCTCGCTTAAAACCAGTGATTCTTTCTTTTACGGTAACGATATTTTCTGCCGTTGCCATATAGAGCACGGTCATTGCCTTTTAACAAGGCCTGCATGAACCAAAAGCAAAAGGCGCAGCCGCACAACAAGTAATACATGGGCTTACCTCACATCTTCTCGATCAGGTTCATTAGAGCTTCACGCTGTTCTTTCGGCATAGATTCAAGTTTTCTTTTAATCCGCTCCAATGCTGCATCGATTTCGCTTTGCGGCTGCTGGGGCGGGTTTTCTTTTCGGTCGCCAGAAACCAAAGCATCTACGCTTGTTTCAAAATAAGAAGCTATCTTATCGAGCGTTTCATATTTTAAGGTTTGCTTTCTACCGTTTTTCAAATCGGTCAAAGACCCGCGGCTTGCACCCGATTCCTTGCACATTGTGGTCACATTTACTCCGCGCTGCTTGCAGAGATTTTCAATATTTTCGTACAAGTTTGCCATAATTCCAGTCCTCGCATTGTAAGGTTTGCTGAAATTACGCGAACGCTTAAAAAAGCCTTGAATTTTACGCGAAAGCGTATTATACTAAGACCGTACCGCGAAGGCGTAATGAATGATTTCTAGCAACTTCATTATATTACACTTATGCGTAAAAATCAATAGCCGGAGGTGAAATAATGGCTGAAAAAAAGCCTCTGTGTGACTTTGGCAAACAAATCGAGATTGCTCTTATCCAAAAAGACAAGACCAACGACTGGTTGATTGAAAAAGTCAAGGAGGATACTGGACGATATTTTGACCGCTCTTACCTCTTCAAGGTTAAGACTGGAAAGCTGGAAACGCCCGGAATCAAGAAAAGCATCTGCCGGATTTTGAATATTCAGGATTCGAGCGAGTAAGAAAGGAGAAAAAATGAACGATATCATCTTATCCACCCAGAACGGCGAGCCTGTCGTGTCGAGCCGTCAGATTGCAGAGAACTTCGACAAGAATCACCGTGACGTTCTCAGGGCGGTGGACAACCTCAAAGAAGATGTGCGCAATTTTGCGCAGATGTTCTTTGAGGGCACAGATCAGGACAGCTACGGCAGGGAACAGAGGGCTTACCTGATGAACCGTGACGGTTTCACCTTGCTGGCTATGGGGTTTACCGGAAAGGCGGCTCTTGAGTGGAAGCTCAAGTACATTGCAGCGTTCAACGAAATGGAAAAGAAGCTGGCTGAACAGCCGCAGCTTACCCGCTCGCAGCTCCTTGCAACTGCGCTGATCGCAGCGCACGAAGAGCTGGAAGAGAAGGACAAGCAGATTGAAACCATGAAGCCGAAAGCGCTTTTTGCTGACGCTGTGAGCGCAAGCAACCAAAGCATTCTCGTTGGTGAGATGGCAAAGCTGCTTTCACAGAACGGCATCCAGATTGGGCAGAACCGCCTGTTCCAGTGGATGCGTGAGAACGGATACTTGATTAAAGACAAGAAGCGGACGGACTACAATATGCCAACGCAGAAGTCTATGGAACTTCGCTTGTTTGAAATCAAGGAAACGTCCATTGCACATTCCGATGGGCACACCTCCATCAACAAGACTCCGAAGGTGACCGGCATCGGTCAAGTCTATTTCGTTAATTTCTTCTTAAAGACGGAGAAGAGCAAGAAAGCGGAGGGCTGAACATGGAGAAGATTATCACCTTAAAGGTAGACCTTGAGCACCCGGATGAAGCAAAGTTTGCTATTGACGCGGCGGCCGAGGCCTACGAGGAAAGCAAAAAGTGCTGGGATTCCTTTGAGCTCGACAAAGCCAAAGTCGAAGCACATAGCATTTTGTACAGCTTGTGCGATAAAGGTTACAGCATGATTTGGACGGTCACGGATGGCGCTGTCGGCCTGACGATTTGGGAAAATTTCAAGGATCCTTGTGTTGGCCAGTGCTATATGCCCAAAGAAAGCCTGTACGACATCTGGGTCGAAAAGCTGGTTGCACTGTGCATTGCCACAGGTCGGGAAGTCCCGAAGTTCATCACAGACAAGGCTGGTGAGTGCTGGTGACGAATTTTCGCAAGGCGCAAAGCCGCAAACGCAGACTGAAGCTGGCAATGGCAGCTGGCGTGTCCAGAAACGATGCCAACAAGGTGCTTTGGATGGAGAAGACCATCAATCAGTGCTTTGAATGTCACAATCGGGAAGCCAGGCTAAAAGAGGAGATGTAGCGTGGAAGAAAAGTACTGTGAGCGTTGCGGTGTCTTTCTTGGCCTTGTAAATCCGTGCAAGAAATACTGTGAAGAATGTAAAATCATTGTTCGCAGAGAACGGCAGGCTCTTATAAAGAAAGGAATCAAGGCTAAGCAGGAACCGGATTTATGCGCTTGGTGCAAGAAGCCAATGGTTCGGAAGGTCTGGTCTCAGAAGTATCACCCTGAATGCGCAGCAGATGCAAACAAGGCTTTGACCAAAAAGTACAAAGCCAAAAAGCAAAAAGAGCTGAATGAGCTAAAAGCATCTGGTGAGTTCAAAATTACTTGGGATGTGCAGGAACCAGAACGTGCGAGACCTCAAAAGCACGAGCCTCCAAAGTATACCGTGCGACAGATGAACGATGCCGCAAAACGATACGGCATGAGCTACGGCCATTACAGTACTTTACTTGCACAGGGAAAGGTGAAGGCTCCTGATGAACGGTAAATACTACGGCCAGCGTGAAATCCGCTGGCACAGCCGGGAGAAAGACCGGCTGCAACACATACATAATAGAAAGGGCAAAGATGAAAGCACTAGTAGAAATCGCCCTGATTTGGGGCATTGTCCTGGCATTGGTTCTAGCAGCGTTCCTGCTAAACTTCTGGCTGGTGCATCATATCGAGCTTCTGGTCGGAGCTAAGGCGACGTGGTACATCATTGGTGTTTGCGCTCTGATGGCCACCTGCTGGATTTTCGGTACAGGTAAGAAAGCATGACGCTGGAAGATGCAATGAAAGCCAGGTACTTCAACATCAACGACCTTAGCCGTAGATCGGGAGTATCAAGGCCGACGATTTACAGCATCTTGGGCAAGCGAAAGAAGCAGAAAAGTTCCGTTCGGGTCGATACGCTTCTAAAAATCGCAAAGGCCCTGAATGCAAAGATTACTATTAGCGAAAACAAGCCAAACGGATTTGAAATTGTCTTAAAAGAGGTGAAGAGAAATGAAAACTGTTAAAGGCACTGTATTGTGCTTTATAAGCATATCAATCGCCGTTGCAGCACTTGGATGTGGAAACGCCATCAACGGTGCTTCCAATGGCTGGGGGATGCTTGGATATACGCTACTGTCCGTCTCAATGTTTTTTACTGCTTTGATTCTCGCTATTATCGGCGTTAGCGCGGAGAATGAGCGTATTGAACGTGAAAACCGTAAGATTAAGCGAGCGGCCCACCACACCAACGAGTGGAGGGATGCTCAGTGAAATGCCCGATGTGCGGACAGGAAAGTGTTACGACCGTTGACACTAGAAACGAGGACGATTGCATTATTCGCAGAAAGCATTGCTTGAATAAAGAATGCGATTACCGGTGGTCTACCATTGAAATCGACACAAGCCAGTGGTACTCAGCTCTTCAAATCCAAGAGCACAGAAAACAGAGAGGACGGCCCAGAAAGAATGATTAGCGTGAACCTGGATAGATTCGGTGGCGTGACAGAGCCGGAGGATGGCGTGTACTTCATGACCAACGAGCAGATGGCGGAAGCTAAGGAAGCTGACCGGCTTGCAGCGATTGAGGACTTGCAGTCTGAGATTGAGAACAGGGAAGCAGAGCTGAAAGACCTCCGTGCACAGTTGGCAGACCTGATGGCTGGTTGATTTTATATAGCCAAGTTAAGCCGAAGTAAGAACAATGAGGCCTAATGAAGCCAAAGAAAGGAAACGTATGGACAACAGCAAAATCCATGAAGCTCTGATGGCTGTTCAGTCAGAGCTGAAAGCCCCGAAGGGGCAGATGAACAAATTTGGCGGCTACAAGTACCGCTCGTGCGAGGACATTCTCGAAGCGGTCAAGCCCATCTTAAAAGCGCATAGCCTTGTGCTGCGGCTTTCCGACAAACCTGTTATCGTTGACAGTTGGCACTACATCGAAGCCACTGCAACGGTTGAATCGCAGGATGGTGCCACCTACACGGTGACTGCATACGCTCGTGAGCCTGAGTTTAAGAAGGGCATGGACGATTCGCAGATTACCGGCACTGCAAGCAGCTACGCCAGAAAGTACGCTCTGAACGGTTTGTTTTGCATTGACGATACGAAGGACGCTGACACGGACGAGTACCAGAAGCAGACTACAAGCAGGTCAAACAAGCCTGAGCAGAAGCAAACGGAAGCGGAAACCATCCCCCCATGCGCTTGCTGCGGAAAGCAGTTGCAGCCTATTCAGTACAACAACCGCACAGTCACTCCGCTGGAAACTGCAAGAAGCACGAAGAAACGCTTTGGGCGTGTCCTGTGTTGGGACTGTGCCCAGAAACAGCCGAAGGAGGGCTAAACAATGCTTAATTCTATCGCAATTCAGGGGCGTCTGGTTCACACGCCTGAAGCTAAGGTCACGAAGTCTGGCAAGGATGTTTGCACGTTCAGCATTGCCTGCGACCGTCAGAGTGGCGGCCAGAAGGAAACCGACTTCTTTAACTGCACCGCATTTGGTAATACGGCACTGTTCGTTTCCAAGTGGTTTCAGAAGGGCAGCCTGATTCTGGTGACTGGTAGCATCCAGACCCGGAAGTATACCGACAAGCAGGGAAGCAACCGCACTGCAACGGAAATTATGGCGAACAAGGTTGACTTTTGCGGTGGCAAGTCTGACAGCAAACCCGCCGATCGGCCGCAGAATGCACCACAGAACTATTCGCAGGGAAACGCAGATGACTTCTCTGTGATTGACGATTCATCGGATTTGCCCTTTTAGGACATAAACCCTGACCGCCTACCTTATATAAGAGCTGCGCTATCTGGCTATACGGGCGTTTGGAAATATGAAGCACTTGGGCGACATTACAAAGATTCACGGCGACCAGATAGAGCCTGTGGATTGCATCACGTTCGGCAGCCCTTGTCAGGGCTTGTCTATGGCGGGGAAAAGGCTTGGATTTGACGACGACCGTTCCGTGTTGTTTTTGGATGCCGCAAGAATCATTAAGGAAATGAGGACAGCCACCAATGGAATGTATCCAACTTTCGCTATTTGGGAGAATGTCCCCGGAGCTTTCAGTTCCAACGGAGGAGAAGATTTCAGAGCCGTGCTGGAAGAACTTGCCCGCATTGCACAGCCAGATGTTTCAATTCCTCGACCTTCGGGTAGGGGGGGCAGATGGAGCAGAGCCGGAGCAATCGCTGGAAACGGATGGAGCTTGGCTTGGCGACAGTTTGACGCTCAATATTGGGGAGTCGCCCAGCGCCGAAAGAGAATCGCTCTTGTCGTGGATTTTGGAGGACAACGTGCCGCAGAAATACTATTTGAGCGCGAAAGCTTGCCAGGGCATCCTAATCAGAGCATCCCGACGTGGCAAAGCATTGCCGGACTTGCTCAAGACAGCCCTGCTGGACATGATCGAGTGGTGGGAGCCGGGAGCTTCGGAAGCAACGGTTACGATGGTACAGACAGTGGAAGAGGCCAGAGCGAAACAGGAACAGGTGGAAGCAGCACGGGAGAGGAAAGACAAGACGGAAGAACACGTTTTGAAGAAGCTACACAAACTTTTGCGGTCGATTGCAGAAACGGGCGAATGGAAGCAGAAATATCAGGGACGCTTCAGGCGAAAGAAAACGGCGGATATTCGCTGAATTTCCAGAATCCGATAGCTTACACCCTGAAAATCCGTAGTGGATGCGCCGGTGGTGGTAAAGGTGCGCTGGTACAAACCGAAAAAAGCGCAACGCTTTCAACACTCCAAGACCAGACATTGTTTCAGCCTGTTGTTTATGATGCTCGTGGAAACGGCGATGGAAAAATCGTGCCGACCATTACAGGCGACCACGAAAACCGAATCACAGACTATACGGCTATTGCAATCGAGCGCAAGACATTCAACGAACAATCTTTCAGTCAATACAAAGAAAGCGAAAAATGCTCAACCTTGAAAGCAAAAGCCTGGAACATCGGCAATGGCAACGAGTGTTTGGTCGCAGAGAAAACTTCTGTCGCAGTCGATGTGTATAACGGAGCTGTTACAGGAGACAAAACGGCAACGCTTACCTGTAAGAACGATGGGTCAAGTTCCGGGCCGTTAGTTGCGGAAAAAACCATCCGTTGGATTGTTCGCCGCCTGACCCCTGTTGAATGCGAACGCCTGCAAGGCTACCCGGACGGGTGGACAGACATCGGTGAGTGGGTGGACACAAAGGGCAAGAAGCACAAACCGGCGGACAGCCCGCGTTATAAAGCACTTGGAAATTCCATTGCTCTACCGCAGTGGTTCTGGATTGTACAGAAGATGAAACCCTATTTAAGACTAAATGCCACGTTGGGCAGTCTGTTCGATGGTATAGGTGGCTTCCCACTTGTCTGGCAAAAGACCTATGGAAACGGTACGGCACGATGGGCTTCCGAAATCGAAGAGTTCCCCATTGCCGTTACAAAAAGGAGATTTGGCAAAGAATGATTACTTGTTGTCTCAACTGCACATCACGCTGCACAGCTTGCCACGACACTTGCGAGAAGTACAAGGCAGAGAAGAAAGACTTCGAGGAGCGCAAGGCGTTCGTGCATGAGCTTAACCACAGCCAGAGCGTGTACCACCGTGATTATGAGGACAAGCACCGGGAACGTGGCAAGAAGCGGTTTCTCGGAAGTGAATTTAGAGGTGAACGATAAATGGGAGCGTTTATTGCAAGGCAACCTAATGGATTGCTGTGTCGGTTTTCTTCGGTTGTTGATTGCATTACCGACTACAACATGACGGAAGATGATTACATCGAACTGTGCGCTGAAAAGGCACGAGAAGAAGCGAGAGATGTCCTTGACCATTATATTGAGCCGTTTGAGATTGTTGACAGGTGTTTCTTTCCGAACAACATGACTACTGAAGAACACAAGCGAATCATGAAGGAAATGGAAAAACCTGCTGACAAGGCAACTCATATTCCATGAATTTAGAGGTGAACGATGGTGAGACTGATTTATGACGACGATTTTCTTGATGCGCTTGCGGATAGAGCAGAAAGAATAATAACTCCGCATGAATGGGAAGTGTTGTGGTCAACGATTGACAGCGTTCCGACCGCTATGCAATTGTGGACAAGCGTGAAATACGCTCAGCCGACTACTGACGGAGTTTACTTTGTTGCATACGACTTCTGGCATTGGGAAAACCTCATTGCAACGAGAGAATTTAAGAATGGGGAATGGTTGGACAACAATCGCCCTGTGAAGTTTTGGATGCCGATTCCTGCATTGCCGGGGGACAACGCATGAACACCGGCAAGCAGTTTGAAGCAGACTTCAAAGCATCCATCCCATCCGATGCGTGGTGCTACCGACTGAAAGACAGTGCTGCAACCTACTATGGCGGCAACGAAAACCTGAGCTTTTCCATCGACAACATCTGCGACTTCCTTGTATACCGTTACCCGATGAACCACCTGTTTGAGCTGAAAACCATTGAAACGTCCTCTATCCCTCTGGAAAAGGTGTTCGGCAAGTACGACAAGGCAAAGTGCAAATACCGCAAGGAAAAGCACATCACTGACATGGTGGATGCAATGGGGTACAGCGGTCAGACTGCCCATGTGATAGTCAATTACAGGGCGGTCAGCCGCACCTTTGCAATCCCTACCAGCAAGGTTCTGGCGTTCCGATACAACGAGAGCCGCAAGAGCATCCCTTGGCAGTGGGCAGAACAAGAGGGGATAGAAGTCAAAGCAAAAAGGCTGCGTGTCCATTGGCGATATGACGTGGATGAGTTGCTAAAGAGATTGGAGAAAGAAAATGCAACTGTCTGAAAAACAAGAATTGGTAAGGCTTCTGGGGCTGTACCAAAGCGAACTTCTTGTGGAGAACGAAGAAAACATTAGAAAGAAAATGAGAAGCAATGAAATCCAGAAGAAGGTTGTCACAGATTATTCATACGGTGTAAAAGCTCAGTATGAACACGCAAGAATCATCATCAAGAAACTTTCTGTTGAAATCGGAAAAGAGCTTAAGGCTAGTTGGGAGTTGTGGTAAAAATGACAATGGTTTGCGATAGATGTGGCGAAGCGTTTCTGCTTTCCAACGATGTAAAATACATGACACCGTTTGATGACGAACTTGACCAATTTGAAAGCAATTCTATTGTAAAATGCCTTGCTGGCGATGATAAAGGAATTTACTCGATAAGAGACGAAACGGTTGTTCTTTGCCCCTCTTGCATGGAAAAACTGAACGACTGGCTGAAAGGAGAACAGAAGTGAGCAAGAAAGTTTCAGACATTTTGCCTAAGACCGAAATCTTGGCGCAATTGGCAGAAGAAGCATCCGAACTGGCACAGGCTGCGTTAAAGCTGCGCTGTGCGCTGGATGGAACGAACCCTACTCCCAAGACCATCGAAGAGTGCTGGGAGAATCTGAAAGAGGAGTTCGGGGATGTCCTGAACAGCATCTATGCCCTGCTGGGCGAGCCTGTGAACGGCTTTGCCATGCAGGAGTTTTACGAAGAATGCTGGGAGAAGGCACAGGAAAAATACCCACGCTGGAAGAAACGTCTTGCGGAGCGCAAGAATGTTGCCGTACTGGGCTGGCCTGTCTGCCAGAACTGCGGCAGGCCGATGGTTATGTGCCAGCCGCCGGAGATTCTGGCCGGGGTGAAGTATCTGCATTATTGCTGCCCTGTCTGCTACAACCAGAGCTGCAGCCGGAAGATGCTGGAGCCTGAGGAGGTGCAGACGAATGACTGAGAGAAGGACCGGCCTTTTTAAGTGCCGCAACTGCGGATGTATCTTCGAGGAAAAAGTGGATGTCACGCAGGCTGTGAACTGGGCCATCAAAGACATTACCGAAACTCTGGGAGGAGACGGTATTACAAGCGTATTCCACGGGTCGTTCCTTCCTGATCGGTTTATCATCCACTGGTGCAAAAAGGATAAGGCTTGCATCTGCGACCTTATCGGCTGGAAGGTCGGAGAGGAGGCGCAGGACAATGGCAAATGATGTTCGCCCTGTGGATGCCAAGGGCAAGGCTGCCGACATCCTGTTCTGTGAAAGCATCAGCGATGAGCTGGGAGACCTGAGCAATCTGCCCACCATCGACCCGAAGACGCTGCGGCCTGTGGCACACTGGGAGGAAATTCCCGGCTCCTATGATATCAGTGCCGGGAAAAACGGCTCATGGTGTGTACCAGCAACCCGTTGCTCGAACCCGGAATGTGGAGAGGTGAACCCGTGTGGTCTCAAAACGCCATTTTGCCCGATGTGCGGATTCAGAATGGAGGACGTGCCGTATGACGTTGATTGACAGCGACACCCCAAACAAGGAGCAGTCGGATGAATAAATTCGGGAGCTACCCTTTGTGCGGTAAACAGGTCAAGCCGACCAACCTCCGCAAAATCGCACGGCAGAACCAGTTGTACGGCTTTCGCATGGCTCTGGACGGAATCGCCGCCACATGGGGCGCACTGATTCAGAATCTTCGGTGCGATGCAGACCTGACCGATGAACAGGTGCAGAAAATCATCCGCATTGGTGACAGGTACTGGGAGATGGTTGGGCAGTTCAAGAACGAGGACATGACACCTGACGAGTTTGCGGATTACATCACCGCAAAGTCGGAACAGGTCGAAAAAGAGCTGAGGGAAAGGTGGAGCTAATGGACAAGGAACAGCTTGCAATCGCACGGTTGCAGGACGCTGCACGGCTATCCGAGCATCGGTACAAGAAACCGCTCATGGTCACATACTCTGGTGGCAAGGATTCACAGGTGCTTGTGGCTCTGGCTGAACGTGCTGGAATCAACTTCGAGGTGGTCAACAGCCACACCACAGCAGATGCGCCGGAGACAGTCTATTTCATCCGTGAGCAGTTCAAGGCGATGGAAGAACGTGGAATCAAATGCTCCATTGTCATGCCACGGTACAAGGACAAGCCCGTGTCCATGTGGACACTGATTCCGCAAAAGCTGATGCCGCCCACACGACTTGTGCGGTATTGCTGTGCCGTTCTGAAAGAGAACACTGGAAAAAATCGATTCATTGCAACAGGTGTGCGTTGGGCTGAATCCACAAACAGAAAGAAAAACCGTGGAACGATGGAATTTAGCCATCATGACAAAGAAAAGCGCATCATCCTGATGGGAGATAACGATGAAAAGCGGCAGCTCTTTGAAACCTGCAACCTCAAGGGAAAAATGACCGTCAACCCTATTGTGGATTGGTCTGACGATGATGTGTGGAGCTACATGCACAGCGAACACTTGCCTATCAATCCGCTTTACTGCGAAGGACAGAAGCGTGTTGGTTGCATCGGCTGTCCAATGGCTGGTAGGGGGGGCAGACAGCGTGAGTTCATGCGCTGGCCTTCTTATGAAAAAATGTACATTTCTGCATTTGAAAGAATGCTTGATGTCAGAAAAGCAAAAGGTTTGCCGTGCGACTGGCAAACTGGCATGGACGTTTTTCGCTGGTGGATGGAAGATGACAACGTCAGCGGTCAGTTAAGCATGGACGATTTGATGGAGGATAACAATGCTTGATTTTGCAAGTGAGTTTTTTGGATTTATGAATCAACGCCCTCGTTATGAACGAGAACTGAAAGAAGACACCGTCAATGGCTATCACATTGATACTTGCGCTGTTGACGATAGGGATTGGAATTACGAAACGGCGATTCAACACGAACAATTTAGGGGTGGAGAGTGGATTGTTGTTCGAGGATATGACAGCAAAGAGGAAGCAGAAGCCGGGCACGATATGTGGGTAAAGAGCGCAAAAGCTGGTTTCCAAAAGCTGTACGATGTATTTGAAGAAAAGATTTATCCAAAAGAAAAGCAAGAAGAAAAGCCGGTTCACTTCATTTTGACCTATTCTTGCGATAGGTGCATGACGTCCGTGAAGCATGAAGCGTATATGAAAAAGAAAGAATTTCAAGAGGAAAGGATTTGCCCGTTTTGCGGTGAAAAACTTCACATGAGAGAATTTGAAATTATGGACAGGTGGTAACGATGATGTTTGAATTTGTAACCCGCTGGCTGGTCTGCCTAGTCCTACTGGCGGTAGTAGTTCAGTCCGAACGGACAATCAAGAACATGGCGAACAGCCTGTTTGAGGAACGGCAGGCAATGCTTGTCTGGGCGTTCGTCAACGTGTGTCTGGTCGTTTGTACGGCTGTTATGATGGGGTGGAGGTAAAAACATGAACAGATATGACATTGAAAAGAGAATGGAAAGAAGTCGCAGAATGTTTGTGATTTTTCAGGGAATTGTGATTGCTTTTATTGCAGTCGTGGCAGTTTCATCTATCGTACTTTCCATCTTTATGTATAAGGGCTTGTTTTCCGCAGACATTCCCGAATGGATGAAGTGGGCGTTTGTATTTCTTGGGAGGTAAAAATGGAAATTCGTGGAGAGCGTGATAATCAGGTGGTTCGTTTTGATTCGCTCAAGATTGGAGAACCGTTTTATTACAAAAAAGATCTCTTAATGAGAATAAATAGTATTACGGACGTTTCCTTATTTAGAGAAGCAATAACGTATAATTGCGTGTTTCTCAGTAATGGCAGACCTGCGTGTTTCAAAGATAATACGATGGTCAGAATTGCAAAGGTTCATATCGAAAAGGAGTACTAATGGACAACGAACTTTACTGCCCAATGAAGATGACCAGCAATCCGCTTGGTCGGTGCGTATGCGAGAAAGAAAAGTGCGCTTGGTGGCGGCAGTGGGACAACTGCTGCTCCATCTTGTGGATTGCACGGGAACTGAGAAACATCGAAACGAAAATGAAGAGGTGATAACTCTTGGCAACACCCCCGAAGCGTGGTCGTGGTAGACCGCCGCTGACCGAAGCTGAAAAGAAAAAGCGTGAGAAGCGAGCGCAAAAGGCGAAAGAAGAAGCCGCTGCGAAGCGTGAGAAAGAGCGTGAGAAGAAGAAGCAACAGATGCTTAACAAGCGGAAATCTATCCGCTCACAGGTGAGTAAAAAGGTGAAAGAACAGCAAGAGTTGGCTATCGAGAAGCTGAAGATGATGAGCACAGGGGATTTGCAGTCAAGAATCGGCGATGAAGAGGACAAGAAAGTTGTGGGCATGATTGCTGCAAAGTATTTTGGCGACCTTCCGAGCGTGGACATGAACAACCCCATTGAGGTACAGCAACGCCTTGACTTCTTCTTTGACGCTTGCATCGAAGCCAGAATCTCCCCTGTGGTGGAATGGATTGCGCTTGTACTAGGCATCGAATGGCCTAGTCTTAGACAGATTATGACAGGCAAGCGCCGTGACGACAGCTTGCAGCAGAAGTATATTCTGAAGCTGATTCTGCAAATGCAGTCCATGTGGGCATACAACGGTATGTACGGTCAGGAGAATCCGGCAGAGTGGATTTTCCGAGCCAAAAACTACTTTGGTATGCGTGACAACGTGGAAGTTACCGTTGCACCGCCTGAACAGCCGTTGGGCGATGCCCAGAGCGCAGAGCAGCTCGCCCAGAAGTACCAGACGGCTTTGCCGAAGGGAATTGACGTGGAGTACAAAGAGGTGGCAGAAGAGGTGATCGAGGATGACTAACGGCGATTTCATCCGCTCCATGACGGACGAAGATATTACAGAAAACTTTACGCCGGGCATCTGCGAGCTTATCAAGCATCGTGACCCGGAGCGTTGCCAGAACCGTGAGCATTGCTTTCATTGCGTCAAGGACTGGCTGAAAGAGAAGAACAAAATCATGGTGAGGGCTGACCAATGGAAACTTTAATTGACTTTTCTGACCCCTGTCTACGCACGTTCTTGCCTGTCCTCTTGCAAGACCACACGACAGGAAAGAACATCATCTGGGCGACAGACCCACCGCCTGAGCTTGGCGTTGGCTTTGCAGATGAAATCGCACTGGAACAACTGGACAAGGCTCAACTTGTTCCTCGTGTGCAGAAACGGCTTGCAGACCAAAAGAAGCGCACCAGCAAGAAAGCAGAGGTGTTCACGCCGACATGGGTCTGCAAGAAAATGGCAGACATTGCCGAAAACGACTTGAAAGGCGAGGATTGGAAGGAATACATCAATAAGACCTGCCTTGAAGTCACCTGCGGCGAAGCGCCGTTCCTGACAAGCCGATATGATACCACAACAGGGCAGATGATTTCCGTGCCAGACAGAATCGGTCTGCTGGATAGGAAGCTAAATGTTCTGGCAGAGAAGTTCCATGACTACGATATGTGGATGTGCTGGGCAATTAGCGCCTACGCATCGACATACGGCTATGAGTGGCAGGGAGACAATCTCTTGCTGGCAAGGTGCAATCTGTTTCTGACGCTGGTTGAAAATTTTAGGTATCGGTTTGATGCTAAAAGGTTGGAAATCGGCTGTATGCCTATGTTCCTTGACTGCATCGCAGAAACAATCTCATGGAACATCTGGCAGATGGACGGTCTGAAAAAGACCGTGCCCGGCACGGACATTCCGTGCAAAATCAAAGACTGGAAAGCCGACAAAGAAATCCTGTTCAAGGATGTTGGGGAGAATGACTAACATGGGATTGTATAAAGTGCCTGTTGAATGGAGAGAACGTGGATATTTACTTGTTCACGCTTCTACTCAAAAAGAAGCAGCGAAAGTCGCAATGAACGGTCTCGACATATACCCTTTGCACAATCAGCCGATTGGTGGAAGCCTTAAACTTGCATTTCCAGAAGGCTCCGAGACTGAATATATTGCAAGGGTAGCGCCGGGTTTTGAGGAGGACGACTAATGCTTACTAATATCTGCGAAACCGCAAAGGACATATCGTTCTGTGTTGCTGGATGTGCCGGTATGCTCTTTATTGCAAGTTTCTTTTTGAAACTCACGTTTGATATGATTTCCAAAATCTACTATTTATATCGAACCCTTGGAAGAAGAGGAAAAGAGTTTTTGGAATACAGGCGTTGCCGTGGAGACTTTGATACATATCTGCGAGACCGTGAAAAGAAAAGAGCGTTCTGGGACGAATATTACAAGAAAAAATATATGGATAAAGCAATAAAATGCACTGGAGATTGTTCTGATTGCTCGAAAGCGAATTGTTTGGACAGGGTTTAAGGTGATAACTAATGCAAACTGACAGAGGAATATATCACAAGCGAGTATGTGACCGCTGCGGAGCAGTTCTGGGCGGCAGGATGATGAACCCTGACGAATATTTCAAAGACTGGACGTGGCGCAGAGACACAGGCGACCTGTGCCCGGAGTGCTACGAGGAGTATAAGCGAGTGATCGGGCGGTTCAATAGGGGAAAGAGAGGGCAGAGAAGATGAAGGATTACAGAATCTACCGATGCAAGCGGTGCGGTGAAGAAATCATTGCAAAGGACATTGAAATACTTAAAACTGGACAACTTAAGCGTATTTTATCGGCAGAAAGCATTACTCTGTTTGCGTTTGAGAACAGTTGGATTCATCACTGCCAGAATAACAGCATTGGCGTTTGTGAGCTAATAGGATGGGAGGCGGAAAAATGAAAAGATGTTCCGTTTGGCGTTGCAAGCAATGTGGTATGACTATCAACAACGCCGAGAGCGCAAAAATCTATGATAATACCTTTGACGAACTTTTTAGCTCGAATACTGTTTGCAATAACCTTACAGGGTTCGATTTGCCAACCGTTAAATATACGCATCGTTGTGACGCTCAAACAATTGGCTTGTGTGAGTTTATCGGTTGGAGGAAGCAAGAATGATTTACTGTACCACCGAACATTGCTCTTGCATGGGCATCAAACAGTTCTCTGCTGGTAAGGCTATCCGATGCACGGCAGAATCCTGCAAGAACAAATCTGAGCCGTCCTGTGGCTCTTGCAAATGGTACGCAGAGCCGGATGGCGTGTGTGTGAACGACCAGTCAGAACACGTTGCAAACTTCGTGTGGGATGAACGTGGATGCAAGGAATGGGAGAAGAAAGATGAGCTATGATATTTCACTGTGCGACCCAGTAACGCACAAACCACTCAAAGCAGATAGTACGCATTTTATCGCTGGTGGTATGCGCGCTATGGGCGGAACGAAAGAACTGTGGCTCAACGTCACATGGAACTATGCGGACTTTTACTACCGTAAAGATGTGTTTGGAAAAAACGGAATCCGTTCCATTTACGGCAAAACAGGCGCAGAGAGCATTCCGATGCTGGAAAAGGCGATTGCCGCTTTGGGTAACGATGTAGACGATAGCGACTACTGGCACGCCACAGAGGGCAACGCCAAACGCGCTTTGTATGGTTTGCTGGCGTTTGCAAAGATGCGGCCTGACGGCGTGTGGGACGGAGATTGAAGGGAGAAAAGGCGATGAAAGTTGACTGTCCGTGGTGCAAAGTCGAAATGCTAAGAGTAGATGACCTCGTTTACAAGTGTTTTTACGATTTTACAAACCTTAAAGCAACCTGTTCTGGATGGAGATGCCCAAAATGCGGGAGAGAAATGTTTGACCGAAAATCGCTATTGAATGCAAATCTAACAATGGACATAGAAAAGGAAGAAGAAAATGAGCACTCGACCGATTGATGCCAATGCACTACGGAAACGCATTGAAGAATGGATGCAAGAATTAGAGCAAGAGTTTACTGTTGAGTATGCCTACATGGGCTATGTGCTAGACGATGTGCTTGACTACATCGACACTGCACCAACAATCGAGGTGAAGGGAAATGGCTAACACACTCTGGCATCCAGCAAGCGAACAGCCACGAGAGCGGACGCAGCCTTTGTTGCTTGCGACTAAGACAATGTGACGTGATAAAGATGAAAAAATGTTGCAAGGATTCTCGCCGACAGCGTATTTTCTTGGCTGTTATGCAGACGGTGAGTTCTGGGACGAGATAGGCGAGAGACTGCCGAAAGATGTGATGGTGACGCATTGGATGCGCATTTATGCGCCGGAGGAATGATATGAGTGACGAACTCAATGATTTTTTTAAAGCGTTTACGGAAGCAGCTGACAAGTTCTGCAATGAACTTGAAAAATTTGCAAAAGCAGTTAAGCAGTGCGAGACGCAATCAGGATGCTACAATCCGAAAGACAAAAGAAAGTCAAAGCACACACGCCCGGTCTACGGCAGAGGAAAGAATCCTTGTGACGGATTCAGGTCAACTATCAGAACAAGAGAGGGATTCAGAAAATGAAAAACCTATCAAAGAAGCACCTGAAACAGATTTATAGGCGAAAAATGAGTAATAAGCTTTATGTACTTATCCCAACGGCATTCTTTCGTGTAGCACCGAACAACAGGAAGGACCATGATAAGATGATGGCTTGGCGTTGGAGTATGTGTACGAACATTCGCTACATGATTCCGGGCGAGAAAATTAAGAGAAGGAGCAAGAGGACATGAGCATGGACGAAAAGGGCAAAAAAATGGAAGAACTCAAAAGATGCCCGTTCTGCGGTGGAGAAGTTGCTATTGACGAAGCAAGCGGCTATTTGACAAGCTGGATGCTTATAACAAGAGGAAACGGCAAGAATGGATGCAAGTGCCGGGTATTCATGGAAAGCAAGCTGTACAGCTCTGATTGTTCCGAAGCTGATAAAGAAAAGATTAAAAAAGACCTTATCGAAGCATGGAACAAACGCTACAAAGAGGACTGAGCATGGGCAAAAAACGAGACAGCTTTACATTCCAACGATACTACTTTGAAGCCATCTCCACACTCAAAAGTAAAGAGAAGTTGGAACTCTATGATGCAATCTGTGCATACGTTTTTGAAGAAAAAGACGCAACTTTGAACTCAAAAAAAGCAGAATCTTGTTTCATTTTGATTAAACATCTGCTCGATGGAGAATCAAAAAGAAGCGATATTGCGTCGAAAGGATGGTCTACACGAAAGTCAGCTCATCCTCATATCATAAATGAGATGAAAGTCAGCTCATCTATGAGTTCAAAGTCAGATGACAATGAACCCATTGTATCAACTGACAGTCAGATGAACGTCAAGACCCTGCCGGAGAGTGCAGTCAAAAAGAAACCTGACATCTTCTCCGACTTTGCTCATGGCGATAAAGCCCTGCTGGAATCCATGCGAGAGTTCGCACAGATGCGTACAAGAATCAAAAAGCCTATGACAGACCGGGCGAAACAGATGCTCTGCAACAAGCTGGAAAAGTTTGATCGGCATGATTGGAAAGCCATTCTCGACCAGAGCATTTATGCCGGGTGGCAAGACATTTACGCATTGAAACAGGATGACCAGTACGAGCAAAGTACGGAGATGGAGTTTCCTAGACTATGACAATGGACGTTCAAACGGTATTTATCGGTGCGCTGATGCTCTGTAAGCCGGGCGTTGTGGATGAAATCATACCAGACCTTGAACTTGACTTGTTCAGACCTGAGCTGAGAGACGCTTTTGCGGCTGTTCAGGGCTATTGGACGGCTAGGGGTAAGATAGATATAGTCGAGATAAACACGCAGCATCCAGACGTAGCGCAGACGCTCTTGGCGTGTGTACAAACCTGTGAATCAGAGTGTGTGCGAATTGACAGGGAGCAGATGCAGCGTTGGGTACAGCTTATCAGAGAACAAGCTGCGCTCACTCGTGTGCAAGGTCTGGCATTTCAGATGACCAGCGAGCTTACCGACTATTCTGATCTATCAGACATTTACCAGCAGATGGGCGAGGCGATGAGCCTGAAAGCTGAGGAAGAAGATGCGTGGACATACGAGGATGTGCTGAACGACTATGTGCTTCACATGGACGAGAAGCCTGTGTATATCAAGACAGGCCTAGAGCGTCTGGATGAAGCGCTACACATCTCACCGGGCGATTTCATCATCATCGGCGGCAGACCGTCTGCGGGCAAGACAGCCCTGTCCTTGCAAATAGCAGCAAGCATGGCAAAGCAGGACTACACCGTGTACTATTTCAGCCTAGAAACCAGCAAACGCAAGCTGGGCGCACGTCTGATGGCTAATCAGATATACTGCCCTCTGGACACGGTGAAAAATAAGGCGGTCAGCTTGAATGAGATTGACGGACAGGCAAAGAACATGAAGATGCCCCTATATATCCGCTCCGCTGCCGGAAAGAACGTAGCGTGGATGAAGGCTCAGGCTCTCCGTAAAAAGGCTCAAGTCATCTTCGTAGACTATCTTCAACTCATACACGAAACAGGCGCAAAGGACAGATATGCCGCCATTACAGCTATATCCATTGCCCTGCACGAACTGGCACAGACCACAGGCATTGTCGTGGTGGCACTGGCACAGCTCAATCGAAACCCATCCAAGCCCGGAGCAACGCCTACCAACTCCGACTTGCGAGAGAGCGGACAGATTGAACAGGACGCAGATGCAATCATCCTTCTGTCCGGCGATAACCCCGACAAGTACATGTTCCGACTAAGCAAGAACAAGGAAGGCGAGATAGGCGACCTTCCGATCACGTTTAACAAGCAGATTCAACGGTTCCAAGAGTATACTTGGATGGATTGAGCACATGGGCTGTCAGCAATGGCAGCTTTTTGCATATACGCACACAGAAGCCCTACAAACGCTTTTAACGTCAGATGACAACTTATAGACTGAACACAGAAAACAGCTCTGGCACGGCTCTACGGGGCTGTGAGCGCATTGTAGAGGTATACGACTATTGCAGGAGGAGAAAATGGAATACATGACAGCCGATACAAAGGTCAATGGGTACATGGTCTACCCTCGATTCCTCTCGACTATTGGCGTTAGCCCAACAGAGAAAATTGTTTACATTTATCTGTTCAATCGTGCAAGGTCGTCACAGAGGGCAAGCAGAAGCGGAAAATTTGCTGACCAACTAGGGCGAGTATACATCGTGTATCCCATCAAAGACCTTGCTGCAGATACTGGATTCACAGAACGATGGGTCAAAAAGTCTTTGAAAGAGATGGAAGAAACCGGGTTGATCGAGCGCAAGCGTGAAGGCAAGAACAAGCCCGATAAGATATACGTCAAAGTGCCGGAAGAATCTTCAAAGAGCGAAAAGGGAGGTGAACAATCATTCACCTCTGAGGGGAACGATGCTTCACCTGTGAGGGGAACAATCGTTCACCTCCTTAATATAGAAGAAAAGAAAAGAAAAAAAGTTATTAAGAAAGCGGGCGACCCGCCCGATGGGTACGCCAGCGCGCCGGACTTCGAGGATGTGAGCGAGTATTTTTTGGATGCTGGATGTGAGAACAGGCTTGCCAGCAGGTTTATGAACTACTATGAGGGAACAGGCTGGATGACCAAGACCGGAAAGCCTATAACAAACTGGAAGGCCTTTGCTGATATGTGGATTGACAGAGAGCAAGAGAAGCAACAGTACAGCGAACCGGAGTTCAATCGGCTGTAAAGGTTCTTTCCCCCTACAACCCTCTATCTCCAAAAGCTGCACCGTTAGCCAGCAGAGCAGACCGTGACCAACATCTTCCGTCAGGTTCTATCGGCTGAATAGAGGCAGACCGTCCATCTGACCTCTACGTTGCGTCACCCTCTATCGTCCGGCGCACCGCGCCGACCGGGTGACCTTCAACGGTAACAGCATCTAGCCTATAAAGGGCAACGGTATCTGACCTGCCACCCTCTACGACTATTTCACATGGAGAATTGAATTCATTTTGTAGTCGGTTCAATATGTAGAAATGTTGCATTGACTATTCCTAGTAGAATGATATGAATTGAATAAGATACCATAGTGCGTTACTGGGAATTAAATCGAGCAGGAACAGACCGAATTGGATGATACGACTATTTCGGCAGAATAATAGTTAAAAAGATTGAGTAATTGTCTGCGACTATTATAATAAGTACGGTGGTTAAAGATTTTGAGGTAATGTGATTGGGATTAAAATTGACAGGTGTCTTGACACATATTGGTTTTGGGGGGAGGTCTGATGACTTAGCGACTATTGCACATCCCTTTCTCTAAAAGGCGAACGACTATTTCACACAAAAAATACACGACTATTTGACGATGGTTCGCAAGAAAAAGCTACTACTATTACTCTACGACTATCAGCGGATAGCTTGTTACTATACTATATATAGGACTTTCAAACTCTGATTGTCTGACGACTTTACGACTATTCCACGACTATCCGCCGGGATAAACTACGACTATCGGCTACGACTATTCCAGAAGCTGTTACGACTATTCCAGCCGGAATGCTACGACTATTGTTCACCCTTATTGGCTATCGGGCGAAAGCCCGAAAAGAGAAGCGGCGGCAAGCCGCCAGTGGTTCCGCGCCACCCGCCGCGCCCCTGCCACTGGATAGCCCCGCCGGGCTGGCATGGTCTGCGATATGCGGCACCGCCGGGCATGGATCTATAACAGGTGCGCACCCCTGCACCCTTATATACATTATTATAATAGGGCGGCTGTGCTGGGCTGCACAGTGTCCCAGTGCGGCGCAGGCGGTATTATAGCCGCTTGTGTCGGTTTGGTATCTGTGGCGGTAGAATGGGACAAATCACAGGAAAAACGCCTGTAAAGCCCTGTGTACTGTTTTGTGGTGTGGGCGGTATAACTTCATTAACGGAACAAAACACGCTGTAAACGCTTGTATGGGGATGTATTGTATAAGGGCAAAATAAAAGCCCGGCCATTTCTGACCGGGTGAAATGCTTCTTATTTGGACGCTTTAAACAGCGCCGAAAAAAACCAGAAGAAAAACAGAAGTGCGGATAGTATCACAGCTTGCACCCCCCTTATACCACGCTGAAACGCTTGTAAGTGGTTTTGCTGCTGCACTCTGCGTATATATCCGGGTGCAGCGTCTTCAAGAGCTTGCTATCCAGACGGACGCTCTGAACGTCCTTGTAAATGGCTTTTGCAGTGCCTTGCGCCATCTCCGGCGCGCCCTGCATCATGCAGATAATATCTGCCTTGATGCTTTCGTTCATTGCTTCAAGCTCTTCTAACAGCCGCTTGTTTTCGCGGTATTCGTTCACTTTTTCTTCAAATAACGTCATTTTTTAGCCCTCCTTAAAGTACGTATCGCCGTAAATCAAAACACCTGCGTCACGAAGTAAAAAATCAAATGCGTCAGATGTATATTTTGCCCAGTTATTGCCAATAGAAATCACAAGATTTTTTACTTGTTCCGGGATTTTTGCGCTGTCAACCTTTTTTTCGGCGATCGCAAACAGCCGTTTATCGGTAGACAGTAGATTTTTGCTGTCTGGCTCATATTTTAATGCGTCGGACAAAAGAGAAGCGCGGTAAGCAAGCAAATCAAGGAGTTTATATTGGTTATAAGTTATAACAAGTTTCATCGCGTCCCCCTTAGCTGTTGAGCCATGCCAGCATAACCAGCGCGCCGCTGACCATGCCGCCAACGTACCAGAGGGCGGCCCACTGGGTTGCATCAAGTACTAACATATTTACTGCGCCCCCTTGCAATACAAGCCGTTAGTGCGGCAGATGGTGCGGATACGGTTGCAAGCCTGATACAGCGCGCGGGCTTGCACGTTAAGCCACGTTTCGCGGCTGTTGGGCTCATACGTCCCGCCGTGCTTGCGCTTGAGTTCGGACGGGGTGCAGACGCGAGCGGCAATATCGGCATTATAGCAGAGGGAGCAGCCGCCGTTACTGTACTGCTCCCAGCAGCTTGCGTTGTTGAGCGCCCACCGCTCAAGCTCTGCGCCGTCAAGGGGCAAGCGCTCCATATTGTTTGCACCCTCCTGCACATCGTCCAGCAGGTCAAGGGCGTACAGTGTAACGGCCTTACTCCATGCGCTGCGATCGTGGCGGGCGTTGAGTTCGGCGCGGATGGTAGTTGCAAGTGCAGTATAATCAATAGCTTTTTTCATGGTTTTTGTCCTCCTGTTTTGGTGTTTCGTGATGTGGTTTATCAGATATGTCTTATCTTGATTCTATTATATCAGATATATCTTATATGTCAATACTATTTGAGTAAAAATATAAGATTTTTCTGATTTATTTTTCTGGCACAAAATAGTAAAATTGCACTGTCCATATCTGCACAGTTTTGGACACACTCCACGCCCTCCAGCGTCCTGCACAGTCCCGATCTGCCAGGCGTGGGCGGTTTGTCCTTGTATTTTGGCACGGTCTGCCCTGTTGCCTGTGCTGCGCAGTCGTTCCGGGTGCGCTGGGGCCGGGGCCTCCACCTGGGGGGAATGGGGCCGGAGGCCCGGGTGGGGGTGGTGAGTCCCGTCTCCTCCGACCAAAATAAAAAAGGCGTTTTTCAGTGTCCTTCTCGCCAACACCTACCCCATCTTCACAAAACGAAACCTATCTGATTGTGCAAGTCTCCAAAAATTCCGAAAAATACAAAAAGGCCCCTCACGGAGCCTAGATTGTGCTATAATCAGCTAAAGGCAATATGCCAAAGAAAGGAAGAATCAAAAATGAGAAAGAGAATCATTGCAGCCCTTTTGGCTGCGATAATATGTTTGTTTGCGTTCACGGCTTGCGATGGTGGCGGAAGTGGTAGTGTAACGCCGGTAGAACCAGGCACCGGAACCAATACTGGAAGCGGAAGCAGCAGTTCGTCTATTAATCCGCTGACTATCAAAATTTTAGGAGCTTCCTCTTATTCACAAGTAAGCGGATACGTTGAACAATTTTATAGCTTTGAAGTTACCAACCCCAATTCTTCTAAGGCTGCTCGGTTTACTCAGGTTACCGTAACTCTGAAAAACGAAAGCGGGCAGATAATCAAGAGCGAAACTAATTATATTGGTGTTGTAGCTGCGGGTGATACTATTAGATACTCCGGCAACATTATGTATCAAGGTGAAATTGCAGATACGATTGGTGTCTCCTTGACTACTCCTGGCTATGGATTTGATAGCAACGAATCTCTTGACGCTGTTTATTCTAATGACCTTGTTGTTTCTAATGTCTCTCTTGTTGGTTCTGGTAACCGCAGAAGAATCACCGGAGAAGTCACCAATAGAAGTTCCAAGAGCTGCTCGATGGTTCGTGTCTCTTCTATTTTGCAGACTGATGGCCAGTGTATTGGCGGCAATTATTGCTATGTTAATAATCTTTCCCCGAACGCTACGCAGTCGTTTGAAATCAACTTGTATGGTTTAACGGCAGATATCAATAACTATGCTGTGTATGCAGCAAATTGGTCTTAACAGTTAAATAATAGAAAAGCCAGCGGCTAGATGTTCTCTAACCACTGGCTTTTCTTATAGGCTGTTTACTTTACAATTTCAGAGTGATAGGGATGATACTCAACATTAGGCAGGGGCATCCAATACTTTACATCGTGCATGATGCACTTGTTGTCCCGGAGCAGAACAGGCTCAATCTCGCCGTTTTCGTCCGGTTCAAAGGAAAGCTGACCGCTATCGACAACCTTTCCGTCACAAGCGATAACAGGCTCGTGGACGCACTCGCCGTAGTCAACGGTGCGCCAGAGCTTCAGCATGGTCTCGAAAGCGTAGTTGAGGTATTCCCCCATATCCTGAATCTTATCTGCGGTAAGCATAGCTGTTCTCCTTTCAAACTGCCATCTGGGTCTGGCTATTGACATTCTGAATCATCATTACGGTGTTTGCACAAGGCCGCCACCGTTCGATATAGGCAATGGCGTTGTCAAAATCCTTGCGAGGAACGTTGCTGATGCTGTTCACATGGAACCAGTCCTGTGCATCCTTGTTGCATTCACTGTAAACCTTGCACCGGGTGGACTTGTCAAGGTATGCAGGAGAGGTCTTGCCGCCAAGTGCTTCAACCACGACACGGTTTACCGCACGGCGAAGCGCACGCTGCTGCTCATAGTCCACTGTCATGTTGGTTTCAAGAGCAGAGATGCGCTTTTCGTGCTGCATGGAACGGTTGTCCAGAACGAAGATTGCTTGCAGTTCTTTGGATGCCCCTGCGAACTGGTTGACGGCCACGTTCTTCTCAAGGTCAATCAGCTTCTGGCGAATCTCCATGCCCTGCGGCGTCCGCTGAATCATCGCAATGTGCTTTGCCATGTCAAGGCTAAGAACATGGTCTGCGCTAGGACGGCCACCAAGAGGGTTTTGCTCATTTTTGAGCAAAACTGAAAAGTCCGTTCCTTCGACAAAACCAATGTCAATCATGCGCTTAATCCAGTCTTTGTATGCGGTCTTGATTTTGAGCCGCTCGTGCAGTTCCCGACCCAACACAACCTTTTCGCCGGTGTCGGTGTCGTACACAGGGATAACATCTTCGGAGAAGATTCGGATGTTTTCAAGAGTATTATTCATAGAAATTTGACCTTTCTATCTTGCGAGAGCAGGCCATCTCTGGTATAATAACCCAAAGAGGGTCTATGCTCTCTGGATGTGTTATGATACGTTCGCTGCTGTCGGCAAACTTTAGCGAGCGTATCATTTTTCGTTTTCATTGGTCTCCGGAATTGGATGCACTTCAAAGAACGTGTCACGGATGGCTGCTGCCTGTGCGACCTTGTGTTCGGTGCAATAGGCTTTCAGCCACTGGAATTGCCGTTCGGTCAGTGCAACAGTGAACGTGTGATTGTGCCGTTCGAGATAAGGACTGTACATAAACTCACCTCCCTTCATGTGGGTGCAACCAGTATATGCAATATGTTGTGGTTTGTCAATTACGCAAACGCTTAATGTAGTACTGGTATCTGTACAAAATCAAAAAGTTTGTAGATTTGCACAAAATTTAGCTGTTGTTTTTGGCAGCTCCCGCTTCGTACCCTGCCCGATAGTTCAGTTCGGACAGCTTGCCCAGAGCTTCTGCGTACTCCCTGTCCTCGTTGGTCGGCTCTTTGCCGTGTGCGAGGGTTTTCAGAAATTCTTCGGTTGTCGTGGGAAAGTTCATGTTTTTTGCTCCTAACTCTTGCGGAAAGCAGCCCTTTTTGGTATAATAGATTCCGAAAAGGGAGACTGCCCCCTTGGTGGTTGCAGGTTCTCGTTTCGTGATGTGGATAAGCTATCAGTGGCTTCGTGGTGGTTGCGGCTGGTAGCTTATTTTTTTATACCTTGATAATCTCAACGTAGGATGCCACCCACTCGATAC